ATTTTTGCCGGTGGCACGATTCGCCAGAACGGTCATGGAATACAGGAGGGCTCCGGCGATGAGTAACATTGACGAAATCGCGCTGAATGTCGTGAAGGCAATTGCCGAAATTGATCCCGATAAACTACCGGGAGGCCGGACGCAGGCGGTGGCCCAGGCTCAGATACTGGTGCGGGATGCAATCAGCGGGGAGATAGAGGCCCTGAAAGCCTCAAACCGAGACCTGCAGAACTGGTTTGACGATGCGAGGGCAACGGCTGAGCAGGCCCAAGCGCGGGTGGCTGAGCTGGAGACTGTTTTACGTGATCTGCTCAACGACTGCATCAACTTTGACGGCGGTAAATTGACTGACCGTATTCTAAAAGAAGCCAGCAGCACTATAGAAACAGACCACTCAGAAGCGTTCGTTCTCCGCAAGCAAGCCGAGGCTTTTGAATCCGCCGCAAAACGTCTCAGTAAAAACAAAGCAGAATGGTCATGGCAGGCGCAACAGGAAATGCTTCACAACGCAACCTCGTACCGCCAACAAGCCGACGAACTGGAGCAACCCAATGACTGAATGGGTCGTGCAGCCACTGTCTCAGCGCATGAGTCACGGTATAGGAAACCCCAGTATGGTGTCCGCGTCACCCATATCCCAACGGGTATGGAAGAAACCTGTGACCGCTTCCAAACCACCCATGCCAACCTGGACCGGTGTATTGACCGGCTCCAACACAGGCTGGATGATGCCATCTTTCTGCGGTATGGGCACCTGGCTCATGATCTGAAGATCCTCTATGCCGAGGTCCGCTCCCGTTTGCAAGAAGCCCACCTTCAAACCATTGCCTTCGCACCCAACGTGTCTGTCACTGAGGACGCTCTACAACGCTGGCGCCGGGGTGACACCAAACAACCCAACACGGTTTACCTGTTGGAAGTCGCAGCCTATCTGGGTATCCAGATGGTGTGGACTAACGCTTTAACCGAAACCTATCCGGAGTAATAACGTGAAGAACCTCAACCCCAATCTGATCAACCCAGCCTACGTCCAGATCAGTAAGAAAGAAGCAGCGACCATCCTCAGTATCAGTATCACAGAGCTGGATCGCCGTCGGCGCAACGACCCAGAGTGCCCGTCAGGATTCCAGCAACCCGGCAAAGGTATCCAACCGGTCAAGTTCCGCTTGTCCGATGTGTATACCTACAGTGAACACCTGATGAATCAGGCCACTGCCGCAACCGGCTGAGTACCCCCGAACTCAAGCCAATCCAGATAGTCCGCGTACCACTGCATCATCTCCCGACGCTTCTCCAGATACTGAGCCTGGTTGTACACACCGGCCACCCCTTCTTCCACATGCGCCAACTGCATCTCCACAAAGTCACGGTTCCATCCGTGTTCCCGTAGGAGTGTGCTGGCTGTATGCCGGGAACCATGGCCAACCAGTTTGTCTTTGTACCCAACCAGACGCAGGCACTTGTTGATCGTATTCTCGCTCATGGTGGGACTCTTGGGGCCCTGGCCCGGGAATACGTACCGGTTACGGCCGGTGACTTCCTCAAGCTCACGCAGCTCAGCCACTGTCTGGGAAGCCAACGGGATGATGTGGTCTCGCCGCATCTTCATTTTATCGGCCGGTACCGTCCACAGGGCGTTATCCAGGTCGAACTCTGACCACTCAGAGAAACGTGCCATGCCTGGGCGACAGGCGGTACGTAAAACCAGACGAACCATAATCAAAGTCAGCCACTTACTTTCCGACTCACGCAGAGCTTTCAAGAACGCCGGTAATTCCGGCTCCAACAAATGGGGATGAGGTTTTTCCTGTGGTCGTTGCTCGGCAATGTGTCTCAGTTCACTCGCTGGATTGAGATCGCATTTGCCCTGACCAATGGCCAGAGAAAAGATTTGATTGATCCATAACCGCACTTTACTGGCAATACCATGGGCGCCACGCGCTTCCATGTTGGCTTGGATCCGGGCACAGTCCGCCCGGGTGACATCAGCCAAAGCCTTATTACCGATCACCGGATAAATGTCTTTGTCGAGGTACAGGCGGTATTGCTTCAAGCTACCGGCTACCCGGCCCGCCTTCTCTTTGCGGTCGTACCATTCCTCAGCAGCCTCTGTGAACATCACACGAGGCACTTCCTCGTGGTTGTCCAATGCCAGGTCGTCTCCTTCACTGGCTCGCTTCAGCAGGCTCTGAGCCTCTTCACGGGCACGCTTACCGGAGACAGCCGGGAAACCACCCAACCCTTTCCAGGCCCACTTACCACTGGGGCGTTTGTACCTCAGTACCCAGGACTTGCCCCCGTTCTTTTTCACACGGAAGTACAGGCCGGCACTGTCACGTTCCTGGTAATCCTTGGCCTCTGGTTCCAGTGTCTTCAATACACTGTCTGCCATGGGCCTGCGTTTGATCTGAGTGCGTTTCATGTAGCTCTCCTGTATACCCGAACTCAAGTGTACAGGTGGGTATACACGGTGGAAAGCGTTTAGATGGTTACGGATGGTTACGCTGGGAGAGGTACTATCTAGGCTAACTGGCCGGTTTTACTGGTGTTTTTCGCTAGATGGTTACGTATGAGGAAAGGCAAATGGTAGCGGCGGGCGGACTCGAACCGCGTTTATAAAACAAGCACTTACGACCCAGAAAAAGTTTTTCATACAAGCCTATGTACAAGCTCTTTTTTCCTGGCGTTGGTACCAACAAAAAGCCTCCCCTTCTTGGGGAGGCATCTCGATCACTGAAGAGTACGGATTGCTCCGTGCCTGGTCAATTACTTCTTGGGCTTATCACGGATCTTCCCGATGATCCCCTCAAAGGCACCGCCCCCAAAGTAGAAACTCACGATGGTCAGCATGATCCAGTCAATTTTGAACATGCTCAGTATGTCCATCACATCGTCGATTGTGCCTCCGGTAAAGTACATCACTAAAACCAGTATGTAACTGGCAATGAAGGTCAACCCGAACATGCCGGCCAGCAGTCGCTGCGCCACTTTGAACGGGGCGTAGCTGGTCAGTAGATCCGTTTTCGCCTTGGTCTTGGCTTCCAATTTATCCACGTCCGTGGGGAACTTTTTATCAATCAGGTCCATGCCCTTTTCAATAATATCCCCGGTTCCAAAAATCGTACTCCAAATTCCCATAGTCACTCTCCTGGACTTGTATCTGGTTCTGGCCAAAGCTCCCGAAACTCTGCTTCGCTGGGGAACTTATAAGCCACTGGCGTCACCCCACCGGCATACACCCGCACCGGCCAGGGCGCTTCAATCGGCGGGGATCGCTTGCCCGCCCAGGTCTACCAATCCGCTTTGAATATCAATGATGATCATGATGGCAAGTGCAGAACTCCTTTCTCACCATCAGCTACCAAGTAAATAGTACTCACAGATTAGGTGGTTTAACATTGATCGGGGATAAGATCTCTTGTGCATGTACAGGAGTCGTTATGTCACTCCTACCATTATAACCCCAAGCAAACCAACGACCGTCATGGGTACACGCCAGGTATACGTTAGTTCCGTCTGTGTTGTGGGCAATATCCTTTATATCTGCATCCAGTGGAAGCCCCATTTTTCCCCATGAAGTTACACTTGCTGCAGAAGTACCCTGTCCAGTACACCCGTGTTCTGACCACCCACACGACCAGTACTCATAGTGAGTAACAAGATCACGTTTTATAATATGAGTTGATGCGTGCCCATAGGTGTGTGCGTTGTTCATATCTAAATAGCTATCAACAACATCATCGAAGACTAACGTAGGCGATAGTACAGGACTGGTTGTCCCGTTACCTTGTTGTCCGGAACCGTTATACCCCCACACATAATAACTTCCGTCAAGGTTTAGCACAGCACAAACGGCCGGACCTGAATTAGCTACCATTAGGTACCCAGTAACACCTGTCATTATCTCCACAGGCATTGTGACACTTCCAGTACTGCCTTTACCCAACTGGCCCCATTTGTTGTTACCACAGGTAAGTAAATCACCGTTTTCAAATAACAATAGGCACGCGTGCAAGTTTGTAACCGCCGTATCGTAATATGTGGTTGTACCTCGACCCATTTTTATGGGACCACGGGTATCACTACCCCAAGCAGTTGTTACGTCTACCCAGGTTCCAGTTGTGCCGGAAGTATTTCCCCTTCCTAAATGGCCTGAAGTGTTCCATCCCGTCACATAGATCCTGTTATCCTGTTTTTGGATAAGAGTCCATCCGGCATACCCGCCCATGTTTAATACATAGCGAGTATCTGTACCACAAAATGTGCTTTGGACAGGGGTTGATACAGTACTCGTAACATTACCTAAGCCCAGCTCACCATCTGAGTTCTCTCCCCAGCACCAGATGGTGTTATCAAATTTACGAACCCACATGGAAGTTTGTGAAGGCTGGTACCCCCTGTTTTGGGTATCAAAAACTTCTGCAATGTCTGTAAGACACAAATAAGGGTGTGCGCGGTCACTAGTAGTCCCATCTCCTATCTGTCCATGGGCATTTCTGCCCCAGGTGAATAACTCACCCACCTCAGTTAGTGCCCATACGGTGTGCCCATTACCACCTACATCTTTCACCGGGGATAGGGAAGGGATGATGACTTCAAACAGATTTTCGACCCCGTAACCATAGAAGTTATTATTAACGCCTCGACCTGTACCGTATGCACTCCATTGACCGTTACTGGCCGATGAAGTAAACACCCGCCCACCAACCAGTACACACCACAGGTTATGTTGTCCCCGAAGCATCTTATCGGCCACAGGTTTTTTGGTGTAACTAACCCACCGACCATCTTCATAGCTGGCCAGACGCTTACGCTTTGAGTCCTTCCACAATTGTCCCTCCACAGGAGCAATAGGTGGTATATCACTCTGTTTTACAACCAGGTACCCGTCATTTTCCAGGGGGATCTTACCCAGGTAATCAACATCAGAAACTTCCCAGGTATAGATACCTGCGATCTCTTCTGTGGTGCAGGACAACGACAGCTCCCCATAGAAAACCTTGGCTTCCCCATTGGTGGTATCAAACTTGGGCGTACCACGTACCTTGCCCCGGAAAGAATCCGGCAACGGGAGTCGTGGGGTCTCAAAGGTGGTGGTACCACCGGAGCCAAAAGAGAATCCGTTGACCCCCACACAGTCCATACCGTGAACGTAACCCGCCACCGTCACGTATTCGTTTACCGCATCAGCAGTACCAAATGGAGCAGCGAGTGTTGTGTCCAGGGTGCCTTCAGGGTTTTCAGGCATCACCGCCACAGCCCACATCCGCATCCCATCCGGGTTAGAGGCCTGGGTCAGCGTGGCCCGCTCATGGAAGTCCCACTTGGTCGCTGGGCCATTGCTGTCCATGCCCCAATTTTCCAACAGATACGCATCTGTTGAGTTACGTGGTAGCGGAAGGTTGGAGGGATTTAAGGCCTCATAACTGACCCGGCGCCAGTCGTCTACCGCCCAATCGGCCGGCAAGTCGGCGACATTGTCGACAGAGACCTCTTCCCACACCCAGGCATTGGCGCAGTATGGCAAGCCAGCAGAATGACAGGCGTTAACCGCATCAATCTGCCGCTGACGGTCGTTGCCGTAGTCGAAACCAAACTCATCAATAAAGATGCCAGTTATTCCCAAGGCATCCCATTGCCCTATCCGGGTGGTGATGTCGGTAATGCTCAGGTTGTAACTGGTGGTCCCCAACGGGATGTAGCCCCAGACTTCCACACCCAGCGCCAGCAATCCGGTAATGATCTGCTGGGTCTCTGCATAGCTCTCATGAAGAGGGTCTTGGTAGGTATCTCCACAGATCCATATGTCATAGTTGGCGGCAATCGCATTGACCACCTGCTGAACGTCCCATAGCCCTTTGTAGGCAGCCGGGTAACCGTAATAGATCAACAGACGCTTCGGTGCTGGTGGTAGTGCGTATTGAGACGAATCCAGTTTACCGGCCAAGTCTGTTTTGGCACTGCTGGTGTTCCACCAACCATTGACAGCCTGACGCACTCGCAAGGAAGACCAGGCTCGACGAGCGGTACCAGTACCTTCCTCCGCTTCAACCTGACTGACCGTATCAGCGGTCCATTCCCGGCTGTTAGTCAACCGTACATCGTTGGTACCTACCTTGCCGGCCAAAGCCGTATTCACCGCAGTCTCTTGGGCGTACTGAGGGTGCGGATCAACGGCATCCAGGTGTGGCTGCATCGCATCATCAACCGCTGCCTGCACAATGGTCGCATCCACAGCAGCTTCTGCAGCGGAGTTAGCCGCTGCTTGCTCACTGGCCGCCGAAGCCGTTTCAGAACGCTTGGCCGCTTGCTCAGACAACAGGGCAGCGTCCTCACTGGACTTGGCCGCTACTTGCGAGTCATTGGCCGCCTTGGCGGACTGGTCTGCCTGATAAGCTAATTGGTCCGTGGTCGTCAGGTTGGCCGCTACCTCAGTCCGATCGGCTTCAACTTCATCCCGGATACCTTCAACGTAATCCTTGAACTCTGGCGCCACTGTCGTGAGATTGGCCGTCAAAGTAACGTTGCCTGACACACCGGCCTGAACATCGCTGGCCGGTACCTGGAACTCTGCTTGAATCGTATGCTCGTCATTAAAGACGACGTTGGTTGAATCTCCCGCCATTACGCAGTCCTCCGGGTTACATCAGGATGTATCTTGGCTTTACCTACAAACACAGTGGTGGTCTTGCCGTTGAAGCTACGTTGAAGATCGAAGTAGTAACTAGCCGGCAGAAGGTTCTGGGTCTGGTCAGCCGGTAGTTCGACATAGACCACGCCAGCCTCTGCATCGGGCCCGGACAGTGCAGGGATATCCACCTTCACCGGCGCTTCGTCGTCCGGCATCTCAGTGGTGAGTTTCATGGTGGCTTTGAAGGACCATCCGGTGATATCAATCGGGGTCCCCGAAGAGTCGGTAATGACTACCCTCAACGAGTAATCATCACCACGGAACATTTCAAAGAGGGGTTCTTGCATACCTGTACCTCGGCTTGGTTAGAGATACAGATATGTTATTGGACCATGTAAAAGGCTGCAGTTTTATTTTCTACACAAGTCGATCATAACGACTGGCATCAATAACCAAGAAAGCATCCTTGGAAGCCAATAAAGTACTGGGCACCCAGTTACTGTCCAGATAATAAATACCACAACCGTTTGGATTACCCCCTGGATTACAACTAAAGCTGCCTACGTTTCCCCAATTAGGGTCAATAACGTCAAGACAGTAGTGAAAGTACACTTTACTGTTCAAAGCATAAAGAAGCGTCTTTTTAGGGTGGCTACTATCACTGTACTCAATGGCCCCAGGTGCACCAGAGAATCCTGGCTTAACAAGATTGGGACAGGGTAAATAAAAGTCATCGTCGTTTATACCAACCAAGTCCCCCACACCTTCTGCAATGTTTTTAACCGATAACATCCGGGCATCGGCAATGTTAATCATCTTTCCACCAAAATTAACAAAGAGACCATATCCACTGGTTGCTCCAGGCACGTATCTGGCCGATTCAAACACGTAATACTCCATGTGACTGGGATATACAGGGGAGTAATCCCACTCAATATGGGCGTTAAAGACCCAGCGATAATTGCGATGACTTGGTGCTGTCTTGCTCCGCATCACTGGCCACGCCCCATAGAATGGGTTTTGCGGGACTGGCCATTGAGGCACCCGATCTGGGTGTGCGGGAAGGATTGTGGGGGCTGTAAGTCCTCGATTGTCAGCCCCAAAAATGATGGGAGGATTCGGTCCCCAGGTTTCTATGGCAATGCTTCCTGCATCCACCATCCCAGTCCCAAAACTACTACTACCACTGGGTTTGGGTAACACGCCCGCCTCGTACTGACCAAGAAAATCACTCTGGGTGATTTTCTGGATAAAGTACAAGGGATCAGCAGCGTCACTCACCGGTAAGATACCGCCACCGGATAGGTCTTTAAGAAACGTCCCGTATTGCGTACTGACAGCCGCTGGCGCCCGAGAGTCCAGGCGAGTAATAACGATGTGGACCTGACCAACATTGTAGGAGCGGCGAGTTCCTGTCCCTGATTCGTAATAACCGCCCGTGTACTTGATACGCACCCGGGTAACCCCGTTAGCATCCTTGGTGACGCTCGTGGTCACCTCATTATTCATTTTGCCCGTACCCACCAGAGCCCGATCCTGGTAGGTGGTACCCGACTTGATCAGGGCAAAGTCACAGTGCTGGAAGGCGGGAAAGGTTTTATCGTAATTCGTAATGACCACCCCATCTCCTGCTAGATCCACCGTATCCACATAGAAACAATTGCGCGTGTCTGACCCACCAATGTACTCACCATCCGCGCCATAACTACTCCAACCGTAACTCATAGCTTTCCTACCTTTACTCGCAGAACACCCGCAGAGTCGTAAACGGAGATCCCATCGGCATTGTAAACAACGCCCCCTGAACCGACTTCATCGGTACGTTTGGCAATGAGTTGGTGTGAACCATCCACCTTGAACTCAAAGGTCTTGCCCGTGGTGGGACCGACTGTAACGGTGGACTGGGAAACCAGATCACCTGCTTCCAGGTACTGAGCTTTCAACTTGCCATTGGCCACCATGAAGTTGCCTTCAGCGTCCCGTAACTTGGTGAAGGTCAAGTGGCGAACCACCGCCTCATCCATGAACACTTCATTGGTATTAGCGTCGATAATGAACGGGAACCGTTTGTTCCCCAGCTTACCGACCCAAAACCGGTCCACATCAAACCCAGCTTCTACAGTGGCGCCATCAGCCGTCAGGCCAAACCCTCCGACGATCTTGTTGCCGTTTGTGTCGGTCTGCACCTTGACGGTGTATTCGCTGAGCAACTGCCCAATGTCGTTCTTGTAACTGACCATCCGTTCCTCAACATTGGCACTGTCACCGTCAGAGTCCGTAATCTGGATACCCTTCACAGCGTCCGCCAGGGCCTGCTGAACCAACCAGGTTCCGCCGTTGGCTTTGCATACTGCCTGGGAGCCAATGTCTGGTGACGGCGCCCCGGCGATCATGCAGTAACCGATACGCGTGTTGTTGTGGTTCTGGACAGCGGCGCTGATCAGGTTCCCGTCATAAATACTCAACGGCTCCCACACGTCATCCAGGAACTGATAGGCCTTGTCCTCGTCATTGGAATCAAACCACACATCACCAGCCACCGGACTTACCGGCGGTTCCGCCTGACGGTACACCGCTCCAGTAATCTCCGGGTCCGCTACCCACTCCGTGCCTGACCAGAATTTCGGGGCATTCCCGTTATCCGTGTCGATCCAACGATCACCAGGATTCGATGGGATGGGCGCGGCCGGCTGGAAGAACACTTGGGACTCGATGCCCATGGAGGCAGACAGGATTCTCAAATCCTCCCCCATGGCCTGGTCGGCGTCCGCACGCAGTCGTTGCTCATCCAGCAACATGGCTTCGTTATCTTCCGCCCGGGCCCCAAGTATATTGATCTGGTTTATCTGGGCCGTGTCTTCGTCCAACCGAGCCGTAGACTCCTGCTGCAACGCAGCCAATGTCTGCTCACCTTCAAGAGCCAGTTGGTTGAACTGAAAGGCCATATCCCCCCACGCCATGATGCGGGCTTGTTGCTCTTGCAGCACCGCTTCCCGGTTCAGATCAATGCCTGCCATCTCCTCTTGCAAGGCTTGTCCCAAAGCACCTGCTTCGATCTGACCGGTCAGCATCTCCAGAGTCTGGGAAACTGTTGGCCGAGCTATTGCAGACACCGGCCCGACAATATCCCCATACGTCCCGTTAATAGACACCCACTGAACCCAGTAGAAGTATTCAATGTTCTGGGTTGGGTTCACTTTGTCGTAGTAGAAATCACCCGTAGCAATCTGATGTTTAATCATTGTTGCTGGGTCAGCATTGGTACTACGGAAAATAATGGTATGAGCCACAGCTTGTGGATTGGTTTCCGGATAAGTCCAGGTAACATCAATTCCACCAAAGGCTGGCTTTGCCGTTAATATCAGGTTACTGTCCGGATCACTGGGTAGTGGCCCTAATCCCCCGCTTGTACCGCAATAAGTAGACATAAATAAACCAACCTTGTAGATCACTGTTCCAGCGATTCTACACAATCCCTATTTGCCTATCGCAAATAATCCAGAGGTACTTATGAAAGCCGAATACTTAGATCACATGGGCAATGACCTTACGTGCGTAAATGCCGCAAGAGTTTCATTCTCCGTTGTGTCCAATGAACTGACTGAAAAAGACAAAGGCTTAATTCAATTCCTGGCCCGTGGCTGTATGAAGTCTGATTGGGACAACACAGTTAAACCCCTTGTTGAAGGCGGTTTATCTACCTTAGAGGTCGAAAAGGCTTTGAAGTGGGCCAAGAATATGCCCACCCACTGGACACCCTTCAGCCACTGCATGATCACTATGCGGGAAACCGTCCCGATCTTTGTGGCTCGTCAGCGCTTCAAGCATTGCGTTGGCTTCACCTACAATGAAGTTTCTCGTAGGTATGTGGATGATACGCCTGAGTTTCACATTCCTGATGAGTGGCGCACACGCCCTGAAGGGAATATTAAGCAAGGCTCAGGCACAACAAAACTACCTGCCCCGGAATTTGTTAAAGGCTTTTGTCCGGTGTGCGGTAAAGAAACCACGCAGAACGTTCGTGCTCAGGGTGGTGGGAGAGAAAAGAAGTACTGTTCTGATGAATGTAAATATCACTACACCAACAGGAATCGTAATCCCTATAAAGCATGTTTCTCAAATGCTGAAGCCAGGGTAAAAAGGGAGGGTAAGCGAGAATGGTCACTCGACTTTGATACCTTCGACTTTCCAGAGTACTGCCCATATCTAGGGGTCAAGTTAGACTACTCACTTGGTAAGGGGAAGATTCAACCAGACAGCCCATCATTTGATCGAAAAGACTCAACAAAGGACTACGTTCCCGGTAATGTTGAGATTATCAGTAACCGGGCCAATTCAATGAAAAGTGATGCCAGCCGGGACGAACAGATCAAGATGGCTGAACACGTACTACTAAAGTATAAAGGGTGCGTTCCGAGCAAAAGTAATACCTACGAAGGGCTTCTTGAAAGCGCCAAGAATCTATATGAGAACATGATCCAAGACGGCTATTCGCCTGAACAAGCCCGTATGGTTCTGCCTCAATCCATGCTCACGACTTACTGGGTAACGGGTTCGTTGTATGCCTGGGCCAATGCGTACATTCAACGCAGCGATGCCCATGCTCAACTTGAGATTCAAGAACTGGCAGAACAATGGGATAGCATTATCCGCCCGTTGTTCCCCGTAAGTTGGGCAGCACTTGTTGATTAAATAATCCCGCAGACATTGTTGTTCCTCAGTAATGTATTAAACCCCTGAGCCAGTTTACCTGGCTCTTTTTATCTCACCCTTGTAAGGAACCAATATGTCCAATGTTGTAACACTCCCTGTAGAGAATCGTTTACTGGCCGGCAAAGAAATGATGTCGGAAAGTAAATTCTTCATGGGGTATTCCCGGTGGCTGGATGACAATGACCGTTATGAGACCTGGAAAGAGTCTGTCGGCCGTGTCATGCAAATGCACCGAGATAAATACGCGCATGTAATGTCTCCGGAGCTGGACGAATTGATCCAGTTTGCAGAGGATCATTACGCGAACCAGTCTGTACTGGGTGCCCAACGGGCTCTGCAATTTGGTGGGCCTCAGATATTCCAACACGAAGGCCGCTTGTACAACTGCAGTGCCTCGCATCTGGATCGCCCTGAGTTCTTCCAGGAAGCCATGTACCTGCTGCTGTGTGGCTGTGGTGTCGGCTTCTCCGTACAGAAACATCACATCAACAAACTCCCTACCATCCACCCCCGCAGCCAGGAAGCCAAGACCTTTGTGGTACCCGACTCCATTGAAGGCTGGTCGGATGCGTTTGGTGTGCTGATCTCCAGCTTCATCACTGACCCACGTAATGCCCCTTTCCCGGAGTTCTCCGGTAAGCATGTGTCGTATGACTTCTCCCAGATCCGTCCGCAAGGCTCATACATCTCAGGTGGCTTCAAGGCACCCGGTCCGGACGGTCTTCGCGCCTCGTTGATCAAGTGTGAAACCCTGCTCAACGGTATCGTCAAGACACAGACCAATGTCCTGAGCCCGATCAACGCCTATGACTTTGTCATGCACATGGCCGATGCCGTGCTGTCAGGCGGTGTCCGTCGAAGCGCCACCATCTGTATGTTCTCGAAAGACGACAAAGAGATGCTGAACGCCAAGACCGATAACTGGTTCATCGACAACCCTCAGCGTGGGCGCTCCAACAACTCCGTGGTACTGGACCGAGCCACCACGACCTATGAGGAATGGCAAGGCATCAAGGAGTCCGTCAAAGGCTTTGGTGAGCCCGGGTTCGTCTGGACCGATAACATCGAGTTCTGCTACAACCCCTGTGTTGAGATCGGCATGTTGCCCGTGACCGAAGATGGTCAGTCTGGTTTCCAGATGTGCAACCTCACCGAAATCAACGGTGGCATGTGCAACACACCCGATGAGTTCTTCAATGCTTGCCGTGCTGGTGCCATCCTGGGAACACTCCAGGCCGGTTACACCAACTTCACCTACCTCACAGATGCCACCCGCCAGATCGTTGAGAGAGAAGCTCTCATTGGCGTCTCGATCACCGGTTGGATGAATAGCCCGGACGTACTGTTCGACAAGCTCAACATGCAAACCGGTGCCCACATTGTCCGCAATGTGAATAAGGAAGTGGCTCATCTCATCGGTATCAACCCGGCTGCCCGAACCACTTGTGTGAAGCCTTCCGGCAACGCCTCTGTGCTGCTCGGCACGGCCTCTGGTATTCATGGGGAACATTCACCCCGGTACTTCCGTAACGTGCAAATGAACGAGGCTGACGGCGCCCTGGCCCTATTGGAGAAACAGAACCCCGACATGGTCGAAACCAGTGTCTGGAATCCCAACGGGACCGATCGCATTGTCAGCTTCCCCATCGTTTCGGACGAAGGCTCGATCTACAAAGACAGCCTTCAGGGTGTGAAGCAGTTGGAGTTCGTCAAGCTGGCTCAACAGAACTGGATTGAATACGGAACCAATGAAGACCTATGTACCGACTCCCGCAATCGTCACAACGTATCCAACACCATTTCGGTGGATGACTGGGACGAGGTGTTCGATTACATCTGGGAGAACCGTCAGTGGTTTGCCGGCATCAGCTTGATGAGTGAATCCGGTGACAAGGCCTACCCGCAATCCCCGTTCACTGAAGTGAAGACAGCCAAGCAGATCCAGGAAACCTATGGTGCTGCCGCTATCCTCGCCTCTGGACTGGTTGTGGATGGGCTTCACGCCTTCTCAGGTGACCTGTGGAACGCCTGTTCTGTGGCCATGAATGATGGCAAGGATCTGAGCCCGCATGGCTCTCACGATCTCCTGAAGCGGGACTGGGTACGTCGAGCCAAGAAGTTCGCACGTAACAACTTCCTACCTGCGGAAAAGCAATTCTTTAAGGATGGCTCTTTCATGGGTGTAGACCCAGGCGCTGAATTGGTAAGCCACGCCATGCAAACCATGACTGAATGCCTCAAGGACGTTCACCTACTGCACAAGTGGGAGACCATTGCCCGGGAAATTCAGCCCATCGACTTCACCAAGGAAATGGGGGAACAGGAGTACACGGACGTTGGCACCATGGGCGCCCAGGCCTGTGCCGGGGGTGCTTGCGAGATCAGCTTCTAACCCACTAACCCAGGGAATCGTCGGCACCCGTAGCGTCAGCGGCAGGGTGCCGGCATATTCAAGAGGAGAAAACCAATCAACCACGCCAGCTTGCTGACTTAACGTACCAAACAAAACCAACACACCTTTATCTCTCTGGTTTACCCTTCGCCGCTTTGGGCTGCGCCCACGCGGACTCAGGTAATTCCAATCCCTCCCCTACCACAACAGAAAATAACAGGGGTTCTCCGAACCCTCTTGTGAATCTGTCAGGGAAATGTTCGAGGCAACGCCGAGAAGATTTCAGGGGACGCACCCGGGGTCCGTCAGGGCCTCGGGGGTGTTCCCCCCTATTCTATAAGTCGTTTTGAATAGACCTTATTTCATATTAAAAACAAGGACTTGATATGAGACCACGAAAAATCAGAAAAATAGGGAAGTTTGCTTATGTACCACTCACCAGGGGATATATAGCAAGAATAGATGCTACCGACATTGACTTAGTTAAAGACTACAGTTGGTTTGCAGCAGTCACCAAACGCACTGTATACGCTGCCCGCACAGCCCGAAAGGCTGATGGAAAACCTGGGATGATTCTAATGCACCGAGTCATTCTTGATACCTCTACATCTCAACAGGTTGATCACAAAAACCATGATGGGTTGAATAACACCAGGTCAAACTTACGAGAGTGTACCAATGTCGAGAACACCCACAACCAACGAAAACCTTTGAACAATACATCAGGGTTCAAGGGCGTTTCCTGGAGCAAGACCAATCAGAAATGGTTTGCACAAATTCAGGTATCCAATAAGACCCGATACCTTGGGCAGTTCGACACACCTAAAGAAGCCCATTATGCCTACTGCCAAGCAAGCCAGGAATTACATGGTAACTACGGGCATACCAATTAATCACAGATAAGGAGCTGATTCTATTACGGAAATACCCAGTATTGACGACATGCCTCACCTCAAGGCTCGATTGGGGAAAGCCCGGACAGACCGGGTGCGGTACGCCGGCACTGGTGATAACCGCAAAGAGAAAGGGGCCACCAACATTACCAACACCCTTATCCAGCAAATGCAGTTTAAACAGCCTCACGATTACGGGTGTCCGATTGCCGATGTGCTTTATGGTGCGGCCAATATAGATTCAAACCAAGCAATCCCATTAAGTGTGAACCGGCTTTACAACATCCTTCAATCTGTTGAAACCATTAACACACGCGAAGTAAGTAAAATGACTGGCCTGGAAAAACGACAAGCTCAGCGATATGTACGGGCGGTTAAATTTGCCATGCCTCATATTACTGGACTGGTTTAATCTTTTAGTTGGTTCTCTTTTAATCACATTTCTGTTTAAATAATAAACCCACCACTCATTCAACCAAGGTTATCCATGACCCAATGTAAAACGATTTCCTGTTCTCATGCTGTAAGTGGAGTAACTGATTACTGCCCTTCTTGTTTAAGTAAACAAGCAAGCAATGACAATGAGATGGGCTTTGAACAAAAAACAGGGACTGTTTTGCAGACATCTTCCGGTAAAGACAATGACTACTGGGTTGCCGAGATCACTCAGCCCAAACGGCTCAAGCCGTACAGCGCCGAGTGTGAAGACCTGATTGAACACTTCCAGATGACTTTCCAAGAAGGGGAAGCCTTCAAAGCATTATGGCGTAAAGGCCAGATGCGGATTGGAAATGGTAAACCTGGCGACAGTCATCTGCGTAATGCAGAGAAAGTCGGACACTTTGGTGGTCGCATGGAAGTCATGGAACTACGAGCATTGGAATGCCAACAATAATTTATAAATACCTGCCCCGATTCTCGACAGGGTTATTTCTGGTTAAATCCAAACCAGGTTGTAAGCCGGGTGTGTATTCCTACCGTTTATTAACGGGCAAAGTAACCTACCCCACAGCACCCGGGAACTTCCTCGCTGAAGTGGAATACCTAAACCTGTTTGGTTTCATTCTCTTCCCTACGATCACATTCACTTTCCGTAAAAAGTAACGGGTACCCAACCCCGTTATTTATTTACCCACAACACATCAGGAACCTGTTATGCGTAAGTATCTCAACGGGACAAACGTACCCCTGTCCGTTGCTGTATTTTTAGCGACGGATAAATACGATTACGACCCGGACACAGTCAGTGCCACCGCATTGATCAAACCAGTACGACAACTGGTATTGGCAGGCCGAGTGCCTCAGTCCGAATCGCTGGTAGACATTGCCGGCCTGTTCAAATCTCGTATGGGCACCGCCCTGCACGACTCCATTGAGGGGGCCTGGCTCAACAACTACAAGCAGGCCATGCAAGACCTGGGCTACCCCAACGGTCTGATCAAGAAGATCCGCGTCAACCCCAATCCCGACGAGCTGGCCAAGGGTGACATTCCGGTGTACCTGGAAATCCGGTCGTACAAGGACATTCAGGGCAAGCGCGTCTCTGGCAAGTTTGACTTCGTGGCAGAAGGCCGGGTGGAAGATTTCAAATCCACCTCTGTGTTCATGTTCACCAAAGGCACCAAGGACGAAGACTACAAGCTACAGGGCTCTATCTATCGTTGGCTCAATCCGAAAATCATCACCTCCGATGAGATCGCCATTAACTTCCTGTTGACCGACTTCATGCCGGGCCGGGCTGCCAACGACCCCAGCTACCCCAACTCACCGACGCCACAAAAACGCATCCCGTTGCTGTCCGTCGATGAAACCGAAGCCTTTGTGTCTCACAAACTGGCTCAGGTTGCCAAATACCAGGACGCGCCCGAGGAAGAGATTCCCCACTGTTCCGACAAGGATCTGTGGCGCTCCGACACCGTCTGGAAGTATTACGCCAAAGAAGACTCCAAGCGGGCCACCAAAGATTTCAAAACCGACCGCGCCGGGGCCTATGCCCATCTGGCCAGTAAAGGTAAAGGCATCGTCCGGGAAATCCCTGGCGAAGTCATGGCCTGTAAATACTGCGCCGGGTTCCCAGTTTGCACCCAGAAGGATGCCCTGATCGCGGACGGTTCTCTCAAACTATGAACCAGGAGAACACGATGTCCACCGAACCCGAAAAACTCACGATCCGTCCCTTTAACGAGATGGCTCACCACCCCACAGCAGACAGGCTTGCTGCCATTCTGTGCAACAAAACGCAGAACACCAACCCACTGTTCTTCCGGGTTCTGGTGGCCTACTACTTCTCCGTGTGTGCCTCCATGATGCGTTGCAAGATCAAGACGCATGACCGGGGCGACATACCGGTGAACCTGTACGCCATTAACCTGGCAACGTCAGGTGCCGGCAAAGGCCTGTCCACCAACGTCATGGAAGATCAGGTGATCAAACAGTTCCGGGAACGCTTCTCAGAAGAGACGTTCCTGATGCTGGCCGAGGAGAACCTCCCGAAGATCGCCACCAAGCGGGCGGCCCGTAACGCCACCGATCCTGACGAAGAGCTTCAGGGCCTGGTCACCGAGTTCAAAGAACAGGGCCAGTTCCTGTTCAGCTTTGACAACGGGACCGAGTCAGCACTCAAGCAGGCACGCCACAAGCTTCAACTGGCCGACGCCGCGGCACTGAACCTTCAGATTGACGAGATTGGCAACAACCTCACCGGGGCGACCGAAGCTCTGGATGCTTATCTGGAGATGTACGACGTAGGCAAGATCAAGCCCAAGATGGTGAAGAACACCCGGGAGAACCGGCGGACAGAAGACCTCCACGGCCGGACACCCTGCAACATGATGTTGTTTGGGACACCGTCCAAGCTGCTTAACGGTAGCAGTGTGGAAGAGGCTTTCTATTCCATGCTCGATACCGGGTATGCCCGTCGCTGTCTGTTTGGTTACGCCAAGGGCCATGAACGCAATCTGGACACAGACGTTCACCAGGTCTACGACTTGCTGACCAACAACGACACCGATGCTTATCTGGAACAGGTCGGGGATCAGTTGGAAGCTCTGGCAGACATGATCAACATCAATAAGAAATTGGTGATGACCGAACGTGTGGCCAAGCTCTTTATCCTGTACCGCCTCAACTGTGAACAGGCCGCTGCCAAGCTGTCTGAACACGAAGAAATGAAGAGTGCGGAACTGTCTCACCGGTACTTCAAGGCCACGAAACTGGCCGGCGCCTACGCCTTCGTTGATGACTCACCGGAGATCACAGAGGACCATTTCGAGCAAGCGGTGAAACTGGTCGAGGAATCCGGCGAAGCCTTTGAGGCCATCCTGACCCGGGATCGCAATTACGTGAAGCTGGCGAAGTACATTGCCAACATCAACCGGAATGTGACCCAGGCGGATCTGGTCGAAGACCTGCCGTTCTACCCCAAGGCAGCCAATCAACAGCGGGACATGATGAGCCTGGCCATTGCCCATGGCTACCAGAACAACATCATCATCAAGAAGTCGTTCAGCGACGGTATTGAGTTCCTGAGGGGCGAAACACTCAAGCAAACCGACCTGAGCCAGATGATTGTCAGCTACAGCCAGGACATTGCGGTGGGTTACAAGAACGAGCGAGCGCCCTTTGAGGTCATGCACAAGATGACCCAGGCGCCCGGTATCCACTGGGTAAACCACCACTTCAAAGCCGGCGACATTGGCGAAGGCCACCGTCAGGAAGATAACGCACTGACTGGCTTCAACATGGTTGTCATTGATGTGGACGGCGGTGTGCCCATGGCCCTGGCTCAGAAGCTGTTGGAAGACTACAAGGCCCTGTTCTACACCACCAAGCGTCACGGTGAGAACGGGCAGGATCGCTTCCGCATCATCCTCCCGATGAACTATGAGCTGAAGCTGGATGCGAAGGACTTCAAGGAGTTCATGCACAACATCTACGACTGGCTCCCATTCGAGGTCGATGATGCCACCAGCCAACGGGCTCGCAAGTGGATGAGCCATAACGGCAACTTCGAGTACCAGGACGGTGAATTGCTCGATGTGCTGCCCTTCATTCCCAAGACCGCCAAGAACGAAGAACGCCGCAAGGTGGTGGACTCTCAGCAATCGCTGGACAACCTGGAACGCTGGTTCGTTTCCAACACCGGGGATGGCAACCGCAACAATCAGATCATGCGTTACGCAATGATCCTGGTCGATGCCGGGTACGACTTTGAAGGCGTCCGCAACAAGGTCATGTCGTTCAACGAAAAGCTGCCCGACAACCTCACCGAGCAAGAGCTAATGGGCACTGTGATGGTCACAGCCTCAAAGGCGATTGCCAAGCGATAACCTCAGTGTATAGGGGCCCTCCGGGCCCTTCTGCGAACCAACCAGAAAAATAGGAACCCTCTATGTCACAGGATCATGTGAACGACAATCTCGTTCTACTGTGTGGTAAATCTTCAGCCGGCAAATCGGCATCCCTTCGGGAGATCAAGAACCCGGAAGGCGTGATCTACCTGAACACCGAGTCCGGTAAGAAACTACCGTTCAAAAGTAAGTTCAAGCAGTTCACTATCACCGACCCTCATCAAGTGTTCCAGGCTTTTGATGAAGCCGAGAACATGCCAGACGTTCATACCATCGTGGTGGACTCCCTCACCTACATGATGGATATGTACGAATCCCTGTTTGTACTGAACTCCGCAAACACCATGAAAGCCTGGGGCGATTTCGCACAGTTCTTCAAAACCCTGATGTCACAGAACGTGGCCAACTCCACCAAGAACGTCGTGTTCATTGCCCACACCCTGGATAGTTACAACGAAGCCGAGATGGTCATGGACACCAAGGTACCGGTCAAAGGTGCCCTGAAGAACAACGGCATTGAGAGCTACTTCTCATGCATCATTGCCGCCAAGAAAGTGAAGCTGAAGGATCTCAAGGACTATGGTTCAGACCTTCTGACCGTTACCCCGAAAGAAGAGGCCCTGGGCTTCAAGTACGTGTTCCAGACAGACCTGACCAAAGAGACCGTCAACGAACGGCTGCGTGGTCCCATGGGCCTGTTTGAAACCGAAGAAACCTTCATCGACAACAACATCCAGTTGGTCTTCGACCGACTTCACGAATACTACGCGGACTGAATCCCCAGTCCCTGTAGCTCTGATTACCTAACCCCAATCGAAACGAAAAAGGAAATACCTTATGTCACTTCTCAATACAGTAAAAACCGACGAATCCATTGAAAACGAAAAGGACTTTGCAGGCGGTGGTGGTCCGTTTGACTCCGCGCTGTACCCGATGGAAGTCTCCATGGCGTACCTGGAAAAGAAACAGTCCGGTGCCTTGTTCCTGAATCTGACCCTCAAGAGCGACGAAGGTCGTGAGTACAAGGAAGGCCTGTGCCTGGCATCCGGCGATGCCAAAGGCAACAAGAACTACTACGAAACCGCCAATGGTGATCGTAAGTACCTGCCTGGTTTCAACCACGCCAACTCACTGGCGCTGCTGACCGTTGGTAAAGAACTCTCTGAAGTCGATACCGAAGAGAAGACCATTGCCATCTACAACTTCGACCAGGGCAAGGATGTCATGACCAAGGCCGAGGTGGTCACTGAGCTGCTGGGTCAGCGTGTCATTGTTGGTTTGCAAAAGCAGATCGTGGATAAGAACCAGAAAGGTGATGACGGTGTTTACCGTCCGACCGGCGAGACTCGTGAAACCAACGAGATCGACAAGTTCTTCCGTGAGAAGGATCAGATGACCACGGCCGAGATCCGTGCCCAGGCCGAAGAGCCGGCGTTCTACCACACCTGGGACAAGAAGTGGACCGGCCAGACCCGTAACAAAGCCTCCGCTGCCAATGACAGCAACGGTGGTTCTGCAGGTGCCCCGGCAGCCACAGGTGGTGGTTCTACCGCCAAGCCGACCAAGTCCCTGTTCGGTTAATCCTGGCTCGATAACATCCGGGGCTGCTACGGCGGCTCCGGCCATTAACTGAACCAAGGAATATTGAATGGCTGATCGCCTCAAATTCTACCAGTGCATCAAGCAGGTCCATGCCGAACCCATGCCTTACGGTGAGTTTAAACTCAGCGTCCGTAACTTCCGGGATCTTGGCAACATGGATCCGATGGCGCCTGGCTATCATGTGGTCTACGCCAAAGGCACTGCCGAGGAATACCACTCATGGTCACCCAAAGCAGCCTTTGAAGAGGGTTACCTGGAGATCCCACCTGGGACCGCCAAGCCAAGCTCTACGGCAAAGGCAAAGCTGTCATGAGTCGAGGGTTCCTCGCCGTTGATCCGGGCCTCACTGGGGCCCTGGTCATCCTCAATGAGCATGGCAAATACGTCGATCACCTGTTCATGCCAGGCATCAAGATAGGCTCCAAGAACCGCGTCAACGGTGCGGCTATTGTGGCCTGGCTTGAGAAGTGGCCCGGGCTCTCCCATGCCTATGTCGAGAACGTCCACAGTATGCCCAAAGACGGGGCCGCACGGGCCTTCTCCTTTGGTCACTCTGCCGGCGTTGTCCACGGCATCATTGCCGGTATGGGGATTCCCCTCACGATGGTCACGCCCCAAGCCTGGAAGAAACACACCAACCTGATCGGGACGGATAAAGACATAGCCCGATCCAGAGCCACTCAGCTCTTCCCTGGCTTGCGTATCCTCGATACCAAGGCCAAGGGTCAGGCCATTGCCGATGCCTTGTTCATCGGTCTCTATGGCATTCACAAGTATCACCAATCCATTCCCAAAGCGGCGTAATGCCACCACCGAACCAATAGGAAAAACCAATGGAAATTAAGCTCAGCATTAAACAAGACGATATCGAACAGGCCATCAAAGACTACGTGGCCTCCAAAGGCATCACCACCCCGGTGCGTGAAATTAACTTTGCCGTCGCCCGTAAAGGCGGTTTCAACCTGTCGGCTGAAGTCGAAGTGTCCGAGGCACCGATTGAGTCCGTGGCCCAGGTACCGGAAACTACGGAACAGCCGGCCGAAAAGCCAAAGGCCAAAGCTAAGGCAAAACCAGATCCCAAGCCGGAGCCTGCGGTAGAAAAAGAAGAGGAAGAAGACACCCCTCCGTTCACTCCGGACGCAGACAAAGCATCGGCCAACGACGATGATGAGCAAGAAGCAGAAAAGCCAGCCACGGACAGCAAGAGCCTGTTTGGCTAAGGGGGCTGTATGGCCTTCCTCAAGTCCATCGGGCTGGCTTTACTTGCCGCACTGATCACTGCGTTGTCCTTCTTCGGCGGGTTTGTATTCTCCGTCGTCTCCGCTATAGTGGCCGTCGTCCTCGCTGTACTCAGCGTCTTCGCACTGGTGTATTACATCCTGTGGGAAGCGGCCCAGCACAAGAAAGACAACGACGACGAATAGTGTCGGCAGCACAAAGCCCTGGGGAGTCTCCGGGGCTTTGTTTTATTACCCAACAGGATTCTTTATGTTTAACCGAACGCAGTGGCTTATTGTAGGCGCGCTCTACATCATCGGTGTCTTCATCCATACAGGCCTCACCGGCTCCAGCAATATTTCTGGATCTGTGGGCTTCATGATCTCTGCCCTTTTGATTGGTTTACTGGGCGGCGTTATAGGCCGTAAGAAAAGTGAACAAGGCGCGACCTCCGGTATCATCATTGGGTTTGTAGTAGCCTTTGCTCTCATGACTACAGAACACTGGACCTGATCTACAGTACATAGAAGAAAGCCCCTCTACGTTTTCGTACAGGGGCTTTCTTGTGTCTACTTCCTTTTAGTTGAACGGACTCAGTGCCGTTTGCATCACGATCGTTTCATCCAACCCACCTGGCAATCCCAGGGCGCCAGTGTCGAATGGGTTATTTCCGATCCGACCAAAGAACGCCGAGTCCTGTACCGCTGGAACGTTACTCACAAACTGGGAGAACAGGATCATTAGCAAGGCCCTCACCGGCTTATCCTGGTACAGCTCCATCAAGACACGTTGGATTCGCATGTAATACTTAGTGAAGAACACCAAACCAGTGTCATTCAGGTATTGCAGAGTCCGGTGTGTCGGTACGTCATAGTTGACGAAGGCCTGTTTGATCTTGTGCATGGCTTCGCCTTTTTCCATGGGCTCCTTCCCTTTCGATGCTTTGGTGGTCAGGTGCTGATACAACGTGTACCGACCCACAAAGTCACTCATGGCCGTGCTGCGGTGAAGCAGCTTGTACAATGGTGTGTCATGGGCCATGAACAATGTTTTACCGGCTGTCTTCACTGAACTGGGTAGCTTCGCTGTCTTGTTTTCAGTCCAGTCCACCAGTTTCGACTTGTAGGAAAACTGATCGGTTTCCGCATCAATGTCTTCGATGATGGTCTGGAACTGACCGGCATCCAACAACTCTTTAACCGGGTTGTTGTTCATGCTGTGTTGTAACTCCAGAATCCGTTGATCAACGTCACTCTGGTTACCTGAGAATGTTCCGGTATCCCGGAGACGCTCTAGCTTCATGAGTTCTTCATGGTTGCGTTGGTAGTTGAGCAATCCTTCAATAGCGATCTTGTGGTCCCGAACCAGATCCGAGGGTGAAACCCCGTGCCAGAGCAATAGGCTGACGTTACTGGAAATGTTACCCAGTAAGGTCCACAAGTTTTTAATCACGTAGATGTCTTTCAGCTCTTTGACCAATTCTTGCCAGACATCCTCACCTTGTCGGATACGGTACGCTGCTTTGTCTCCAAACACCGCTGTGGTGCCGGTAACAAACGCATTGGCCAGCCCATTAGTCAGTTCATCCATAATGCCATCATGGGCTGCCTGTCGATCGTACACGTTGGCCAGGCTGGCTTTACGATATCCAAACACCATGTCCATTACATCACTACGAACCATCAGACCATTACGCCCCCAGGTATCCTTGATGGCTTTCTTGGTGGAGTCCGGCAACAGGGCATAGGTCTCACGGATCTGTAGATCGTCACTGTCTGGGGAGAACTCCATGTAAGCGTTGGGGTTGTTGGCCCCTTCTGCGTCAAATTGATCCTTCAACGCCTGGATCACTTCCCGGTTCTGGTCCGCAGACTTCGGCTTGTCGTAGATGCTACCGGCCATGGCTCCCATCACATTGTCTACCCGCAGGTCACGATCCAATAAAGAATCCTTGTTTCCCTCAGACATCAAATACCGGTAGTTCACCACATCACCAGCCGGGTTCACGATGGGGACCAGATTACCTTGAGCATCCTTCTTGGCCCTGGCGAACGCACCCGGCGTATTCAGTGAGGCAATGGCTGCTGCCTTGTTCTGCTGAATCTCGGCGTTGGTTTTCTGGTTCTTCCTGTGGACCCCTTCTTCGGTCACCCGAGTCAGTCCGCTGTGTAACTTACTGCCCTTGGCGCGTGAGCCAGTATACGAGATGGAGCCAGTCACAAAGCCTTGCAGACCGCCATCCCGAGTCATATACAAGTGCTTCACAGTCTGGTCAGGATCTGCCGGATCACGAGGCACCTCAGCACCTTTACTGTACCCGGCTTTTTCCAGGGCTTCTCCGTCTACGGAATCCGCCGCCACTACCGAATGGTGTGGGTTGTAGATTTCCTTGATGTACCCCTTGGTGAATAGCGCCGGGTCATTATCAAACAGCTCCCGCTTGGCCTCGTCCTTCATGGATTGATGCAGCTTCAGCATAAAGAACACACCACTTTGTTGACCACGCTCCTGTTGATGCTGCATCAAACGTTTAACTGTTTGCTGCTGGGTCTGTCCGGTGGCACGCAAGGCGTACAGGCTTACCAACGGATCGAGAATTGCCTTAGCCGCCTCTACGTCCTGTGGCGCCACAGTGTTGGCGTCAGACATACCGACCTTATTAGCAATGTTGTGAACATTCAGCATCAGGTTTGGGCTCAGCACTTCACCGGTGGCCATGAAATGCCCCAAGGCCTCGGCTGCATTTTTGTAATACGCCGCATTCGGGCCCAGTGCCGCTAGATCCCCTTCGGCCTCAGCAATGGTTGTGTCCAGATTCTGTGTGTTGTCTACCAAATTGGTCAACTGCTTCACGGTAAAGCGGTCGTCAGCCAGCAACGCTGACAGATCCGTTTTCAACAGTACCCGAGTCAGGTCCGAGCGTTGGGTATCAGTCAGTGATTCCCCATCCTCACCAAAACTCTCGAGGATTTGTTGCTTCACACTTTCAATCCGCTGCTTACGCTCTCGCTCATTCTTGCCGGCTTCGTTGAGTAGCTCATGGAACACTTTGTTGGATTCCGTGGTACCCCGTACTTCGGACATCGCAGAAGCCGCCAGTCCCTGACGCCCGGGGAACCGACTGTTACGGAAGTCTTCCATGGTGTTCAACAACTCACCCAGCCGGTTCTCTGCGCCCAGTGCTGTTGTTTTACTAGCAGCACGTACAATCGGACTGTCTGAGTTGGAAAACCGCTCAGACCGTGCCAGGTTGGCCACACGAGACCGGACACTACCGGCTGCGTTGTTATTGGCCTCTTCAATCTGATCCAGTAGTGACACTTTGCCACTGGCGATCTTCGCCTTTTTACGGGCCTCAATCTGTACCAGACGTTTCACCAACGCATCCATACGGGCACGACCTTCCTGGCCGCTGTATGTCTTGTTGATTTCATTAGCAAAACGCTGCACCTGGTCATTAAACCAGGATTGGATACGCTCACCCATCTTGGCACTGGATGACCCTTGCTCCGGTGTTACCGGGAAGTTCATTTTCTGGTACAACGGCGGGTAAGTCAGTGCCAGGGCCGCAAACCGGCTCAAGTGGTCCGATCGGGATTCAGTATCAGTGGCATTCAGCTTGAAGATGAAGTCGTAGGTCTGATGCGCCTTGGCCTTTTCCGTATCCGTTGCAAGCGCCCAATCACCATCGTGAAAGTCCTTGGCAGACAGCTCGCTACGGGTCTTCCGGAACAGACGAACCATGTCCTTAGACGCCAGGCTCTTACCATCCATCAGGGTCTGCATCGTAACTTCTGACTGTTCCAGTACAAACGCCTGCTTGTCAGACAGCACCAGTCCAGAGGCAATGGCCCGAGACGCGAACGGTAACTCCCCGGTGATCATCGCATTGAGGTACACATCCTCAGCCGTGTTCCCGGTCTGACGGTCTACCAAAGCCTTGATGCCCCCATAAGGACCGTGCAGATGGGTGATAACTTGATCCATAACTGACTGCAGCCGTCCATCGGGCTCACCGTCCAAAGCATTGTAAATATCTTCCGTGGTGTACTTGTCCACTTCCCCGAACGGATCCGGTGTTTCCTGCTTGGCAGTCACTTCGACGGTGGTTGCTTTGGAATCTGCTACGGCTGCAAACAAGCCAGATGCGTTATTGATTACCACGTTCAGGCCGTTCTGCTGGGCCGGGGTTGCCGACTTACGGAACAGGATATTGGCCAGAGTCTTAATGAACGACTGCATCCCGGTAACAAACCGGTTGTTCTGGGTCTGGGTCTCAACCTCGAACTGGCTCAAGACTTCTTGCTGGAAGCCAGCGTTTGACATACCCCAGGCCACCATTTCATCGACATCTTTCACGGCATTGCCATACTTGGCTTGCAGTGCGGTGTCATTCACCACCAACTCTTCCGCTTTCTGACGCACCCGCTCCAGGTCATTGACCAGGGGTGTCAGGTTGCTTTTGTGGTTCTTGTTCCGCTTCTGGGCAGCCAGCTCTTTCTTGATATCCGCTGACACCACCGAATGGATCAATTCGTGAGCCAGTAGTTCAGGCGTCAGGTTCGACTCTACAAAGTCCGGACCCTTGACGGCAATGTACCGACCACCCTCACCCTGGTGGAAGAACCCTCGGGCACCAGTGACACTCTCGGGCGCCAAGCTAGCCGGGGTATCCTGAGTGATATAACGAACCTCAAGCTCTGGATCAATTCGGTCCCGCAGCTCTAGCAACACCTGTCCCAAGGCGCTGCGTGAAGGGCCTTTCGGCATTTCCTGCAAGGCCTTCCTCAGATGGGGGTACAGATCCTTGGCTTTCATGACCGGAGTCTGCGTCATTGCCTGAACCAGTGCCTCACTGGAATTGGACCGTGGCGTGCCCAACGTGCCCCAGGAGGTTTCCCGGCGACCGTTGTAGGCCCGCTGCAAGTAGGCCATAACCGCGGCGTGATCGGCGTCTGTACGTGTGGATGCCCGGAGAGTGCCGGCCACATCCATCGGGTTCTCCAGCAATGCTTCTTTGACTCGGCCCAGATCCGCCTTTACAGACTCACTCAACCAGCTACCAGCTTCGGCAGACTGAATCATGTCTACAACACGGCCGGCTGGAGCATGACGTACATCCCGGCGCTTGGCATTGTTGCTACCCAATATCTGGATCAGTTGACCACGTAACCGGCCCCTTTCGGCCTTGTTTTTGGTCCCGGGAAGTACCCGGCCCAGTGCCTGGTTGAGATCACCGGTCTGGATAAACACCTCATTGACCAACCTCAAGACGCGGACTTCATTACGCTGGGAAGCGGTCATGTTGTTGCCGGCCTCGACCTGTGCCACAAACGCCGCTTCCTGCTTCTCCAAGTACCGAGCCAGATCACCAGATACCTGTTCCGGATTGGCCAACTTGGCCTTACCCAACCGGGCAATGATCCGGTCTTTCATCGGGGTTTTCAGACGATCTTTAATGCGTTGCCTATCGGAATCCTGAACATGATAGGCACTGCCTTCATATCCATACTGGTTCACATACTCCAGATCCTGGGCCCACTGCATGGCTTCCTGGTCCATATCCGTAGCAGCTTTCAACAACTCCCCAGCTTTTTCACCGGGCTCAGCCTTCAGTTCTTTCTTGAGGGCTTTGTAATCGGCCTGGAACTGGGCATCCTGTTCAAAATCACCGGCCCGTTCGTTGAAGCTCAACAAGGTGTGATAGAGCGCCTGCATAACTTCTTCTGGTACCGAATACTCAATCAGGGCGTTCAGGGTTTCCTGGTTCATCGACCTCATCACTGTCTCAAGCTGTTCCGGCGAGCCAATGGCCGCATCGTGAACGTTGAGGATGTTGGCGTTCTTGTACACCCGGGAGATGATGGCACTGTCCATGGAGTGAATCAGCATGATCAATGGCGCCACACCCGGATCGGTCTCTTCCTGAACCACTGCCCGGAAGTCCATCTCCTTACGAGAATCCTTACGCACACTCTTATGCAACGTGTCCACGTTGGCATCGGCATTTAGCGGTACATGCTTCTTGAACGTGACCTTACCGTTCCAACGTGGCTGGTCGGCCGGTGCCATGGACCGCTGGATCTTGGCCATCTTCAGGCCCGCATCCCGGCTACCACCTTTTGACAAGGCGGTGTGGACCAGTGGCGATAAGGCCTCAACCCGTTTGTTCAGCTCCTGTTCCTGAGCCTTGGTCAGATCCTGAAGCGGTTCGCCTTTTTTATTTACCGGCATAGTCCCGGCGCCTTCCAGTTCCTGCATCATGGCTCGACGCTCCGCGTCATACACCAGCTTGTACAGTTTGAAAGACAGGCCAGCGGCATCGTTCAACCGCTTACGCCGAGACAAGAACTCGCCATATTGATCTTCCAGAGCATTATCAATGTGCTGACCAATCGTGCCTTCAAACAACCCAACCAAGGTTTCACGCTGACCCGCAGAGAACTCCAGGTCCGCTGCGTTTTTACGGGTAGGCCGGATACCGATTTGCTGGCTCTTCGGGAGAAATCCATTCAGCTCACTGAACAAAGTTTCAATTGAAGCCCGGGCATCCCGGTCATTGTCATGGGTGTCCAGAATGTCCTGGATGTTGTCATAGATCAGGTCTACGAACTCATGCCCCATGTTGGCAATCGACTTCTCTTTGCCGGCACCAAATACCATGGCCGTCAGGGGTGTCTTCACACGCTTGCGGCCTTTACCGGTCACCGCGTCTGTGTCCACATCCCGGAACTGACCAAGGATCTTATCCAGGAAGTTGTAGAAAGGCTCACTACCACTATCCACACTTCTCTGACCTTCCATCTTTTCAGCCACAGCGTTGGCCAGGGTTTCGTACAAATCGTGGTTGCTGCCTTCCTGGGCCCATACCCCATAATCCTGCACCGCGTCTGCCTTGGTGAAGAACCCGCCCTTGGCGCCCATACCGTCACGACCAAACAGAGCACCGGTCTGGAGCTGTGCAAACATTGGTCCGTTGGTGACACCGTCACCTTCCCGAACCAGTGTGGCTGTGAAGTTGGTTTCGCCGGTGGTCTCAGCCAGTTCTACCTGAGCCAAGTGCCACAGGCCATCAAAGCTGTGGAAGTCTTCCCCGCCACGTTGTACGCCGGCCAGGATTGCATCCTGATCTGCCTGTGTGGTGGTCTGCCCGGTGCTGAACTTCTTCAACGCCTCGACCGCTGCCCGGACTTCCGGATCGTTGACGGTGGTATCCCACTGACCTAGTGACTTGGCGTTGCCCTGCTTGTCTGTCTTCACACCCAGGGATTCCAGTACAGCCAGTTTGAATCGTTGTCCAGATTCACCTGTCAGGGCTACTGGCACATCGTAATCCCATCCAACCATCTTGATTACAAAACGATGGACCTTGCTGGCCTGGGGGTTGAACGTGTTGGATTTGATACCCACACGCTGCTGGCGCCACACCGAGCGATCAAAGAAGAACGGCTGATCCATTCGATCAGACCGGTCGTTGGCCAGTTCATACATATAATCATTACCGCGGACAATCGACTCATTCTTGGCATCCAGGCTGGACCGGTTTGCTTTATGGATCAGACGGTCCTCAGTGGCCTCTACACCACTGATCGCATCGACCAAGGCCCTTGGTAGCTTATTCAGAATACCGGTCTCTGCATCGAGCATATCCGCCCTGAGCCAGTGTTCCTGGGCCATGGCCGCTTCAAGGATCTTCCGCTGCTCTTTCGGTACTTTCTGGTCCGTCCGGCGTGTGGTGTCCTGTACTTTTTTCGGGGCTGTGTCCACCGGCCCGGTCTTCTGGGATTCCACCCGGAACAGGTCATGAACGATCTGTTGAGTACCTTTGGCACGGTCGGTCAGTCCGGTAATCATCGGGTTGAACTGGGTATTCCCCTCGCTGTCTGTGATCCGGTTGCTACGTACAAACCAATTAAGGGGGAGTTTCCCCTCTTCATTTACCTGGTCGGTACCAAATGCCGCATTTTGACGGGCTATCCGCTGGACATACCCTTGCTCCTGTAACACCGCCAAAGCTATGGCACCAAAGGCCCCTTCCAACTGGGCCTGGTGATTGATCGGCGCGTCTTTACTGATCCGCTGGCCCAAGGCCTGTGTTACTCGTTGACCCAGATCCTGAATCACCAGCTTATCTCGGGTACCCACATCACCCACCAGTAACCGGTCGTTGTCCGTTACTACATCCTGCGGACCCAGACCCAGGATCTTACGGATAGCGTCCTCATCGTTGTACCAGAGGTCATTACCATTCTCGACGGCCCAGGTGAACGCAGCGGTACTGATCGCAGTCTTAGTGTTTTCATCCAACTGACCATTTTCAGCAAAGAAGGTCACCAGATTTTCATGGCGGAAGTCCTTACGCTTCTTGTCCTGGAACAACGCATCAACGGTCTGGTTCCACTTGGTCGCGGTTTCAGCAAAGTACCGCACCAGACCTTGTTGCTTGTCCCGGGTGTCATTCCTATCACTGAACTCAACCGGCAACGCTTCGGGGTTATCCAGGTTCGTAGCCAAGGTTTCACTCAGGAAGTCCTTGTTCGCGGTCAGTGGTAGACCTTTCTTCGTGGTGAAGTAAGCCTGAACCAGATTCATACTGGTGAACTCAGTCACTGTGGTTTGTCCGATATACGGCTCGAAGGTGCCCTGATCAACAAACAGGACAGACTTGGCCGGAGCTTCCGGCTCTACAGATTCCTCACGCCCAGTGTCTCCACCGCGTCCTTCCACAGTTGTTCCGAAATCCCGTGTACCGTCGTCAGCTCTGTCCCGAACTTCAGTATCTTCACTGGCTCGTTCAGGCTCTGCTGAAGTGACTGTTCCCGTCTCTGGTTCCGCTTCCGTTGAAGTTTCTGGCGCTGTAGCTTCTTCTGCAGGTTGGTCGCTTTGCGTCTGGTCTGTTTCATTCTCAGTCTCCTGGTCAGCGTTCTGATCGGCTTGAGCATCAACATCAGCGGTCTCATTATCTGAGACAGCCTCCGGCTGTTCTGTAGGTGTAGTCACGGCCGTAGCCGCTTCCAGTTCCTGGCGAGCGGCTTCAATCACCTGAGCTTCACGCTCGATCCCCTCGACAAGACGTTGCGAACCAGTAGAGATAGACAGGCCACCGTTCTCACGGAGCTGTTTGTCACTCATGGGTTTACCGGTATTCATCTCCCAGCCACCGTCCCTGTGGACGATCTGGGCTTGCTTCTGTCCTGGTTCCATACCGTCAAAGGCCTGGCGTGCCAGTGCGGCCTTGGCCTGGTGTGACTCAGAGAAGCGACCGAGCTGAGCCAGCTCTGCAGCTACCCGGTCGGTGCTGCCATTGGTCAGACCACGTTGAACAGATGAACGGTATTGAGGAAGGCTTTTAAAACCGGTTGAAGGGTTGGCCGAGAAGATGTCTTTGACCACATCGGTGTAGTCCTTCAACTCATTGGCGGCCACCTTGCTCTGGGACAAGGACCGCAGATAACCACGTTGCTTCTCAGTCAATCCGTTGGCCGAGTCATCTGCCAGACGTAGTGCTGTGTCTTCTGTCAGCACATCAGGATTGGCCATGGCCTGGGTAATGATTTCCTGTGCAGCCGAGGATTTCTCAACAGCATCCGTCTCTGGCGTTTCCACTATAGAAATCAGTGAATCCACATCCACCGACTTGGAGGCATTGGCTGACAGGTTGCGTTGGGCCACGTTGACCCGGGCAATCGCCGACTCCATCGCCTCGATCCGGTCTGTCCGTTCTTTCTTTACGGCCTTGTCTTCGTCCCGGGTGGCTTTCAGTTCTTCAGTCAACTGACCAATCATCTCGTTGGCCTGCTCTACCCCGACGCTGTTGCCCGCTTTTGTTTCCCTGGCCTTGAGCTGCTGGGCTTTTTTCAGCAACCCTTTGTTCTTGGTTTCCGCCTCCGGAGACCGTAAAGCTTCATCAGCTTTCAGGTTTTCCAGCTCTGTCTCCAGACGTTCACCGATCTTCGGCAGAATTTTCTTACCATTGTTCTGTACTTCCTGATCCAGTTCCGCAGTGGTGCTTGCAACTACCGCAGCCTGGGCCACATCTTCTGCCTTGAAGCGTTTACCTGCTTCCGGATCAACCAAGGTATCCACATCCCCGGCCGCCATCAGCTCGGAAATGGTGCCATTGGTCGCCCGACGCTCCGCGGCTTTCTTGTCTTCCTTATCGGCTCTCTTTTGTCCGGCACGCTGCAACTCGGACGCTGTGGTACCAGCAACACCCAGTCCCGCACCAAAGCCACCGCCCAATAAGGCATCGGCAAAGGTATCCGCGGTCAGATCCTGGTCATCACCAATGGCTGCATTCACACCGGCCCTGGCGGCGACTGTTTCACTGACTTCCTGTGTGGCTTCTTCGGTACCACTCAATGCGACCGACCCGGCAGTACGGCCTGCGATGTTACCGGCCAACTGCTTCTGTAGTGGACCCAGAATGTAACTGGTGGCAGCACCGCCAACAGCACCAACAGGTGCTGCCGCCATGAACGCAGCCGCTCCTGCCGCTTTGGAGGTCTGCTCAACTGCGTCTTCGTGACTGACGCCTTCTTTAATAAGATCCTGATACATACCGATCTGAGAAAGCTCTTCCTGAGACGCTGCTTTGATCCGGGTTTCTGCTTCGTTGGCTTGGCTGCCACCTACCTGGGCTCCGCCCACTGTCGCCATGGCTGTGGCCACCCGTGTAGGAGAACCCGCCAGTAAGGTAGCGGCCTGTGGTGCGAACCCACCGATAATGCCGGCAATGTGACCCGCATACCCCTCGGCACTCGGGTTCTCGCCCAGGGTCCATGTGCTTGGATCGGTTACATCACCACCTGGCGTGCTGTCGATCAGGGACTGTCGATAATCCATGTCCTGAGACTGGTCTATGTTCTCAGCACCTTGGTTCATCCAGTTTTCAACACCCTGAAAGCCCTCGCTTGGGGCATTAACACCCAATCCACCCAGAAACTCATTAGCAGCCTGGACTTCATCGCCCAGACCTACGGCGCCGAGGACATCCTCGATACCCTTACCCGCCGCTTCAATACCATCACCAATACCCCCAAAGACAGCGCCAACACCCTTGACACCACCTTCAACGGTTTCCCTGACAATGTCCGAACCAGTACCCAGATCACCGGCGACACTGTCCCACTGGTCTTGTTGGTTCACGGTCCGTTCGTTTTCACGCATGGCTTCGACCTTACGCCGGCTGGTTTCAGCCACATCTTGTTGCTTTTTGGTCAGGCGGTTCTGGACACCCTGCCAGGCGTTCGGACTCAGAGTGGTATCGGCCTCTTTAGCCGCCAAGTTGTCAAAGTACCGGCTTGCGTTAAACTCGGACATTAAAGGCCTCCACGTTGGGGACGGTCATTGCGTTGACCATTGGATGAACTAGGCTTCGGTAGATCGGGGCGGGATTGGGTAGGCGCTGACAGGTCACTATCCAGGAAGTTGCGAAAGCGAGACTGGCGAGCCGGAGCTTTACGCCCTGACCCAAACTCGGCTTTCCCGGCAGCAACCAACTCCTTATCGGCTTTCTTCCAGGTTTCGTACTCTTCCAGTTTGTCGGCCAGGTTGTTGTCGGCAACTAGCTTCTTGACTGCATCATTGAAAGTGCCATCAACCTCAGTCCATGCGTTACCTGAGATTTGCAAAGCCATACGAGCAATGGCCGGGGTCACCGGGAAGGTTTTATTACCCACCTTCACACCGTCGGACATTGCCTGGGTAACCTGGCGTGTGGCTTTTTCACGTTCACCAGCATTCCATTCCAGGAATCGGGGATCTTGTGCCAGGATATCGGCTGCCTCTACATCAGAGGATTCCCGTGGAGTGTTAAAAGGGTTCTGGGCAATATTGGAACTTTCTTTGAGAGCTTCCTGTGCCGAGACAATCTTGGCCTGGTCCGTAGGTGTCAGAGAGGATCCTTGTGAGGTCTCATTCACCAGCATTTCCCGTAGATTCAGCTCACGTTCCGGTGACATACCCGGATTGGCTTCCAACAACTTGGCCATGGTCTGGTTGACGTACTGGGTATCACTGGTTCGATCCAGTAGATCCTGTTCCTGAACCATGCCACGAAGCTGGGCTTGTTGCTCTTGTGTGGCATTGGAGAAATCCACAGCCCCATCGACGACCGGTAAGCCCATCTCTGTGGCGGCGGCTACCAGACCTTCAGAGGCCCGGTTATCCCGCAGTCTACGCTCTGCACCCGCCGTGCGGGCAGCGGCAATAGACTCACGGAAAGCGTCGTCACGCCCCCACTGGTCTTCCAACCGTCCCTGCTTGCGTTGTGTGAAGGCACGTTGTTCATCCGCAATACCACGTTGACGAATACGTTCTGCTGCATCGGCACGGCCCTGAGCCAGTTCTCCTTGGTTCAGGAAATCGTTGTTTGCCACGATCTCGTCAAAACGAACCAGGTTCCCAGAAGCCAGAGCTGCCTGAGCGTTGTCACGGGCCTCACGGTTGCCAAACTCTGTCTCACTGTCCGCGTATTCCCGGTCAGCCACACGAGTCTGTCTAAGGCCTGTGAGGGTGTCTCGGATGGCACCGGCATCGGTCTTATCCGTGTCGATCAAACCATTACCACTGTACTGCTGACGCAAGGCGTCAATGGCACCACTCTCCTGTGCCGCGGCCAATTCTTCCGGCGTCCGGTACTTCGACAGCTCTGCCATGAAGTCCTGTGTGTTGCGTTTGGTACGGCCCTGTTCAAACTGATCCTTGGTATCTCCCAAGGCATCCAAAGCGCCGGTGAAAGACTCTTGAGCCCGGCCCATCATGTCGGAGGCACCGGAGAAGTTCGGGGCGGCAATATTCCGCCAAGTGATTGGATTCGCCATATTACTTCACCCCATTTTTGTTCATGTACTCGCTCGGGCTTTGATAATACCCAGGCTTTTCGTAGTGCCGGCGCTTCTGACGGTCTTCCAACTGTGTGTTGGTCCGTTGTTTCTGTGTCTCATAATTCTGTGTGTAGGCTTTCTTCTGGAAGTCGAGCTGGTCTTTGGCCATACCCAGTTGCTTGAAACCCATGTAGGCGCCCACACCCGTCTTCAGACCACCCAGAGCCAGGTTGCCCCAACCGTCCTGGCCGAGCATGTTGCCGAACATGCCGCCTTCACCAGCGCCTGCAGAGGCGCCGTTACTCAAAGAGACACTGGATTGTGTGTAAGGCGTGATTTGCGTACCGGTTTGATTGACGGCGGAATCCACCATGGGCGTATTTCCCAGGCCCATAAAATTGCTGGGCGTGTTGGATTGTTGATACTGGTTCAACCAGTCCATGTTGAAACGCGGTTGTTGATTAAATCCGGCCATAGAAAGTATCCCCTACAAGCTCATTGAAAGTCGGTAATCGTGTGTTTAATGCTACATACGATTCTATATAGTCATATTGAAGAATGCCGGGGTTTCCCACATGCACGGTTCTTTCATATAAAGAGTCTGGCGTTTCTCCAGGCATTATTACAGGTTCCTTAGCAATAAACGACCGCGCATCCAATAATGGGTATTGTTGAAGTAAGTTTTCTGCTTCCTCTAAATCTTCTAACTGTTCTGATTTAAGTAAATCAAACGCCTGCTGTTCGGCATTATATTCCGCCATCTGATCTTTCTGATATTGGGACATGCTGGCGCTGGCCAGGTTATTACTGGCTTGGATTGCAGAAGAACTCCACGAAGCACCTGTATTGGCGCCGTAGATAGCCGCAACAAAAGCGACTACCGCGAGGACCGCTCCGAACTCAGCACCCAATTCTTTTATTACAAAAGTAATGGCTTCTTGAACCACCATATTAATAATCACGGCTTCAATAAGGGCAGTTAACATCAACATAGCTGCCGCGCCGTAAGCACCCGCCGACAATGCAGCGCCTATTAAACTACCCCCATCAGAACCAGCAATTAGAAATGAGACAACAACCGCGACAATAACCAGGACAATCTGGAAAGCACCTCGCTGATACCACTTAACGGTTTCGGTTACACGGGCATTAAATACAAAGTGCAAAGACCGGTAATACAAACGATCTTTTTTGGCATAACGCATAGACCGGGTAATGAAGTAATCCAGTGGAACAAGCAGTTTGCTGTTACCCACATTGGCATCCACACCTTTGCTACCGTAAATGTTGTAACGAAGTTTCAAACTATCAACGAGCAGGGATTGATAGTTTCCTGCATTTACCTGGTACCGGTACTCCAAACCAGAGACCTCATACGGAATTTGGAAGTGTTCCGTTGTATACACCACATCCCCGTCAACCGCTCTTGATACACGGCGGGATAATGTCCGGTATTTAGTGAGCGTGATCTCCTGGCAGGTATAGCTACCCACTTCCCCTATAACACCTGACTTATACCGGCGATTAATGCTTGAGAAGCTCAGCGTACAATCAAAATCACGTTCACTGATCTGAATGGATTTACCAGGCCGGGTGGTATTAAACAGTCCGGTACCGGCTGGGGCAGACGTTCGGCCACTCTCCTTGTAGAGCCAGTCAAAAAACCGGAACAGGTATTCCGCCTCATCAGGATCACTGGTTTTGGCCGGCACCCCCATCATCAATACAGCCTGGTCCAAGTCATCAGCACTTTCGTTCTCGTTCACCATGTCACCCAGGTACTGGTAATCCAGTCCCACACTCCGAGCCAGCCTGACCGAAGACTTGTAGGCCTCTGTGTCGTGCTGAGAACTTGCCGTGAGGTTTCGTCCATTTGCTCGGAACAGGAACAAGGGGAAGAAGGTGCCCTTACCTACCGCCGTCTTGTTATGAACGGCATCCAGACTTGGGTACTCGCCGTGATTGTACTCATAGGTGAAGTATCCCAGGTTGCGTTGGCCATCCACGGTGTAATGGTACTTGGCTTGGAAGCACTCCAGATCCCGGTCAAACCCAATGGTGTCTATGAACAACGTGGTTGCTTCGCCGGCAGCGTCGACCAAGGTAACCTCAGCACCGTCTGGGACATCTTCACCGAACAACCAGATGGGCGTCTTTTCAGCACCTGTCCGGAAAGGTGTATACCGGTCTTGAGGGTGTCGATCCCAGTTATCCAGTGTGCCTTCGTCTGGTAGCAACTCCTGTTCTTCTTCTGCTGTTGCATCCGAGGTAATGGCCTGGGTGTTGATTTGACCAACAACGTCATGAACCCAGTAAGAGACCCCATTCATAGTCAGGGTATTTGAGAACTCGTCATAACCATAGTCATTCACTAACTGCTGCCAGGCATAGTGCAGATTATTCAGGGGCGCAAAGTGGAAGTAGGCCAACGTCACTGGTGCGTTATGTTCAATCCCCAGGATATTCTGGAGAACGTCCTTACCATCGGCCGCATTCCGAATGTTATGGTTTGGTGCCCCATAGTAGTAATCCCCTCTCGCGGCCTTACGGTACGCCCGTTCCAGTTTCAGGGTCTGACTGTTCAGTGCGTTGTTGATGATGGTGTTGGTCAGTCTCTTGTCCTTTAAGACCGAATCAATGACGTTCTTCTGATGCATGTCTGGAATGTCTTTGTCCTTGTACAACCGGGTCACTTCCGTAGATACGTAGGTCTTTTTCTTGCTACTGAACCAGCCCATACAGTTCTCCTGTTCTCAAACAAAAAGAGGGAGCCATCAGGCCCCCTCTTGAGTGGTAATACACCAGCCCGTCTTTATACGACTGGGGTAGCGTTGATCCCGTCCAGCAGCCGCTGTACTGCAGAGCCAATGTACGGATCGGACAATTTGTTGATACTGTCCACCGGCGTTGTATCGTCCATGGTTTTCCGCACGTTCCAGGAGTCCGCCAACAACTTGGCTGCCTTCTGTTCTGCGTCCCGGCGATACCCGTCCCGTTGGGCGTCATACAACTGGTTCTGCTTGCCTACGACACTGTCTGGGTCAATGTTGGTGCCAGAGGTCTGGGCCTGCTCTGTGACCTTCTTCTGTCCCAGTAGTGCGGTCTCAGCCACGGTCTTCAGTTTCTGTTCCATGACCAGATCGTATTCCGCTGTCAGCTTGCAGCGTTGTGCCTCAAGCACCGTACCTTCAATAACGGCATTGGCCACTTGTTGCTCCAGAAGCTGGGCTTCCAGGTCCGTCTTCTGTTGGGAGAGGAGGAATTGCAGAGACCGGTCCATGGTCGCCTGCATCATCCCGAGGTAGACCTCAGCATATTCCCCGCCCTTGATCCGGCTCTTGGAATACTCTTCGTCCAGATGGGCCTTATTGGTCCGCATGAGTTGGTCGAAGACGCCAGTACCGTCTATGGCACCATTGGTCAGGTCGGTTACTGTAATCGCTGCCATAAGGCCTACCTCAATGCTTCAGTGAATTACGCGGCAGTGCCATTCGCCATCGCTTGACGTTGAGCCAGTTCGGTCAGCTCGGTCTGAGTCAGCGGGTCCAGTACAGTCACGTTGAACTCACGGATCAGCTTGCCTTCACGGATCTGACGACCTTTGTCATCACGACGGGTGACGAACACCTGGCATTGGCGTTCCTTGATCATGTTGTAGATCACACGCGGTACGTGATATTCCACATCAAAAGGCACGAACTTCTTGTGGGTACCAATGACACGGTTGCCGGCACAGAAGATTTCACCGTCGTATTCACGTTTGTTTGGGTTCATACAGGTGACGATCACCCGAACCAGTTCAGAGGCTTCACGCTGCTTACGACGGCGCTGGCCATCCTTGGTTTCGTCCTTGGAGGCCTTGGCATCCGAGAACTCAGAGTCTTCACCAACACTGGCCGGTGCAGGTTTGGTAGTTGTAGAGTCACCTGTGCCTTCATTTTCCCCGGCATCAGGATCGGGGTCATTCACAGCCGGTTTGTCGGACAGGGCTTCTTTGATTTTCTCTGCCAGCTTGTCTTCACCAATGCTCGGGTGAAAGCTAATACCCAGCGTCTTTGCACGCTCTTTCAGGGCATCCAAGCGGGTCTCAGTCGGGGTAGTGTTATCTTCGCTCATTACAATGTCTCCAATCAGTCAGGAATGTAGGGGCGGAAGCCCCACCCCTACATCGTTTTCACGGGCCCTGGATTACAGGGTCGCGGCAGTCTTCGCTACTGCAATGCGCTCACTACGTTCCAGCAGGAAGCCGTAGTACCACTTGATGGACATGAAACCAGTCTCACCATACGGGTCGGTACGGTCCGCTGTTTCCTCGCCAGGCTTCTTGTGAGTGATCTTGAACTTCACAGTCTTACCGTCGGTCTGGAAACCAATGGTAGAGAAGGAAGCATCGCCCACGACCAGCATCGGGAATACGTCGAACTTGTCACCGGTGGTGTAGTGAGTGGTGTTGGTTGCGTCAGTCGCACCCGCGCCTTCCCACTTCATCATTTCCGGAACAACCACGATGCGGAACTTACCGACTGTGCCGGCCTCACCGTTCAGAACGGTACCGCCTGCGGCGTACTTCTCGATGGGGATGTAGGCACGCTCGCCGTGCAGATCCACCATGCCCTCGATCAGTGGCAGCAGCTCAGAGCCCACGTACATGACGCGGCCACCTGGGATGGTCTTGGTGTCGACCATGCGGGTACCGGTGATGATCTTGGTTTGCTTCGGTGTGCGGTTGTTGTCCAGGTCGATAGACAGGCGCAACAGATCGTCATACGTGATCGTGTCGGCAGCATCCACTTCCAGGTTGGTGGTCGCATCGCCGGCAAACTTCACCACGCCGGCAGAGTTCAGCAGGTCAATCTGCAGAAGGTCTTCGGTGATCTCATTGGCGCCGTACAGCATTTCCCGATTAATGTGCATCATCAGGTCTGCGTCGGTGTCAAAGTCCAGGGATTCCTGGGTGTACTCATCGAAGAAACCAAACTTGCTGATAGAGCCTTCAATTTCCTTACGCTTGAAGCCCACACGGTTGACACGACCACCGGTTTCAGACAGCACCGGCATCTTGCCCGGGATGGAGCCAATGTCTTTGCTGGAACCATAAAGGTTACCGTTGGCAATGGTGGCACCGGAGGCGTCAATACCCTGGTCGTTGATGTTTGCGTCATCAAGCAGCGGCAGGTAGTGGTACTTCTTCATGGTTTTACCCATGTTTTTCGGCATGGACTGGACGTTCGCCAGTTGGCCGAAGAAGCGTTCTTTCTGGGTTTCGATCAGCGCCTTTTTGATGTAACTGTCGGTGCGGATCTGCTTACCAACACCGGAGGGAGTACCACCGGCCGGATCGTTATAGGAACGAGACATAGAATATCCTTACTTACAAGAAGTCTGTGTTGTACTGCTTGTCGAACTCTTCGTCTGACATACCCAGTGGGTTCAGATCCGGAGCCGTCGCAGCGGGTTTGGCATTCGTGGAGCTTGCAGCTCGCTTCTTATCCTTGAGCTTCCGGCTTGGGGCTTTCGCCTTTGGCTTGGGGGCAACTTTCTGCTTCTCCGCGGGCGGTGTGTTCTGCTCGTTCTGAGACAGATCATTGAACGCGCCACGTTCAGCCATGGAGTCACCTACCTGGCGATACGCTTCCAAATCCGACAGCCCATTCAAGCGACCAAAGGTGCGTTCTTTTTCAACCTCGTTACTGACCCGTTCATAAATGCCGTTGGCCATGTGGCTGTTTATGACTTCGAGTAATTGGGGGTTATCCGCTACCGTTTGCTTGCTGGCTTTGTCCCACTTATTGCTGACGACGTTCACGGTGTCTGAGTACGTAGGCGTGTCCTGGATCTTCTCCAGCACCTCGTCCAGAGCCAATTCACGATCATCCACAGTGTAAGTATTGGGCTCGTAGTCGCTGTCGGTCTCAACGTCCATGTCCAGTGGGTCAATCCCACTGTCCTTGATCAGTTTCTGGATCGCGCCTTTGTCACCTTTGTGGAGGTCGATCAGATAACTGAGCTTTTCTTCTCCCATGAGATCGTTGTTCTCAAGGAGTTTCAGAGTCTTCAAAGACGGCTTGAGTGCGGCCATCTTCTTGTTGTAATTGGCGCCCATTTGCATGAGCTGACGGACTTCGTCGATGTTGCTGACGGACATATCCTTGCCATTGGCCCGGAACGGCGCCATGAGCTTTTCGTATTCCGCCTTGTAATCGACTTCGGATTCTTTGTCGGTCTCTTCGTCCTTCTCAGAATCCGCTTTACCGTCTTCGTCTTTTTCTTCTTTTTCGTCTTCACCAGTTTCTTCGGTGTCTGTGTCTTCGGTTGAATCGGTTTTGTCCGTCTCACCCTCGGCGTCTTCATCGTCGGTGGTGTCTTCGTTCGTCTCACCATCTTCTTCCGCGTCACCAGACTCGTTGGTACCGGTGTCGTTTTCTTCTTCGTCGGCGTCTTCGGTGGTGTCTTCCACCGCACCCAGATCGTCCTCCTCCGCTTCCTCGTCATGGATTACCGGCTCTTCGTAATCGGCCGGGTCCATGTTGGCAAAGTCCTCATCGGACATGCCCAGGAAGTTATCTTCAGTGGTAACTTCGCTTTCTACCGACTGGCTCATTCATCAGCTCCTTCGGCACGAAGCTCATCCAGAGACATTTCACACTCGTTAATAGCGTCTTGCGCCATCTGAGCTTTGAAACCAATCATGTTCAGGAACTGGGCAAAAGAACCAATGGCATCAATATCGCGGGTTACATCACGTTGCTTGTCCGCGTGTTGCATGTTGCTATCAGATTTGAGATGAACCAGACGTACTGCTTCGTTATGCAGATACTCTCCCTGGATCAGTTTTTTGAAGTCTTTGTTCTTCTCCAAACGCTCCAGTGATTTATTAAGGTCCACGATTTCTCGTGCTTGCTTAATGTTCATCTCAATTTCTTTTACTTCATGGTTGCTCATATAAGTCCCATATCATTGCTGGTTTTAGTTAATAGGTTCTGACTTCAACGGACAATAAACCAATCAAAAACATTTATCACAACTTTTTATTACTCCTGTTGTGTTAAATACTTCTTCAGCTCTTTGTCGCTCTCTTGTTTCTCTTTCAACTTAAAGTCCAGCAACTTCAACTTGCCTTGAGCCTTTGCTTGTTCCCCATGCTTTTGTAATTCACGTTCTTGTGTGACACCGGACTCCTGTTCGACATAATCCAGGTTCTTTTTATCGGTATCACTTTGCAGGTTCTGTGTTTTAGCACCTTCGGAACCTGCCCTGGCCATATCCAGTTGTGCTTCGGCTTGGTTCTCAATCGTGCGGGATTCAATCTCAGCGATTTCAGCTTGTAGCTTGGCTTTCTCAAGCTGCTGCATTTCCTGCTGATGCTGATCTGGTTGTGGCTCGTAGTTCTCAATCTTGTGAGCCAGCTCGGGCATCTTCCGCAGACGGGCAATGTCGGTCAGGATCATGTTCGACATCTTGGGGTCCATGCTATTGCCCATGGTTTGGAGCATGAACGACAGTTCCTTGGCCTTGTTGTCGTCTTCTTCGGCGGTTGAAATCGCCAGCTTCAGATCGTACTCACCGGCCAGCTCATCCCGACGGACTGGGACAAACAGCTCGTTGGTGACCCGGACCACTTCTTCTTCGTCCAGGAACTCCGCACTCATGCTGACGAACTTCTTGCCAATCTCAACCAGGCCATCCGACAGGCGCCTCAGAATGCCAAGCTCACGCTTACTGGCGGCATCCAACGCACCACGCACACCGGCCGCAACCTCACCCAGAGCCTGTCCTGAGACGCCCTGAGAGAAGGACTTCACACCGGTAAGAGACTCGGCTTCCATGTTCTGCTGTTGCAGCATGGAGTAGGCACTGTTCGGGATCTCCGCGAACGTGTGCATGTACATCCCCTGGCGGGGGTCGACGTTCTGGTTGAACTCGTAATCCTGGCCGGACTTGAACTTCCGTTTGTTCACGGCATCCAGTGCGTCTTTACGGGTACCCATCTGACCGTTGGCAGAGCGAGCCATGAGATCAATCATACCGCGGGTGACGGCGCCCAGAACCTTCTGATTATCCAACAGCAAAGCCCCATCAGGCTCGCCGTAAATCGCTTTACGTTTCGGGAGGTACTGCACTTTGATAAACGGAATCTTCTTATCCGGGAAAGGGTTCTCCTCCATCCGGATCATCGTGTCGCCTACCCAGGCCGCTACAAAAGGCTGAACAACACCAGACCCGTCAAGATCGCGATATCCCCAATACTCATAAACGACAATTTTCTTACGGGCCTCATCGCTAAAATTGAAGCTAGATGCTTCGCTTGAGTCATGATCGGGTTGTGACAACGGTGAGTTATCACTGGCCCTGATTTGATCCAGATTCGAGTATTTGCCATCTTTTTCTAGCTCCGACTTTGAGGATTCAAAGCTGTAGATAACGAAGCCTGCCTTCTCCAGATCCCCATTACAGGTCGGATCAATAATGACATTGCGGTGGTTGCAGACTTCTACGGTGGGGTGATTCTTCAGAGTGCGTGTCTTGGTACCCTGGGTGTATCCGACAATCTCCGGCTCAATGGGGGCACCGTTTTCCAGTGTCAGGTCGTGGGCATCCCGAAGCTCTTCGGGCACTTCCGCGTAATACTGGGCTGGGTTGGCTGCCTTCATCTGAGCCAGTTCTTCGTGCAGAGGACCAAGCTCCGGATTTACAGAGAACTCTACGTCCGGGATCTCTGCTTCATATTCTTCTTCTTCAAAGTCCCAACCCACACGACAAATAATCGTGCCTTCATCAACACCTGTGCGGACGTACTCATCAATGAATTGAGTCTTCTTGATTTTGGTATTGAGTTGGTGGTTAAGAAGTAACTGGTTTTGAATGGCGCCGTCTTTATCTTCCCAAGTAACCGGGGAAACGGTAAACATATCCGGTGTGCTAAGGAATGGTTCGGACAAGGCTGCGTAACGCCACTCGGCTTGTTTACGAATCAGTTTGGGAACAATCTCAGAACGGCCTTCCGGCGTTTTAACTTTGGCCGTGCCTTCCACATTGAGATGATCCAAATATCCCTCGACCACAGTTACCTGGGCAGCGTGTCCTGGCTGTGCTTCTTGTAAGTCGAGTTTCAAATCACGAACTGAAGGTTCTTTTTCCCACTTGGTAAGTGGTTTATGAGAAACTTCCAGTTCATATTCTTGTGTTTGTTCACTTTGGTTCATAAGTGTCCAACCCTGGGCCATGTATAATTCAGTACATGGTATTTAATAAAATAGAGGATTGCTGAAATGAATATCAAACCAATGCACGAAGCATTTAAATGCCCTGAGAAGGGAACAGACTTATCCGGAGGGTATGACTTATTTATGCCCGAAGCCGGTAATCTTTATTACGACGAACCGGCTGCACTTATTGTAAAGCTGGGTTTTGCGGCAGAAGTACCGGAAGGGTATGTGGGCTTGATTGTTCCGCGTTCTGGTAAAGGCGTGAAGAATGGCCTGGCCCTGAACAACACCGTGGGTGTCATTGATGCCGATTACCGGGGTGAGTGGATGGCCGCCCTGCGTCTGCAGAACCACCGTCCCATGAGCTGGGAAGCCGGCGATCGCTTGTTGCAGGTGTTGTTCGTGAAAGCCGAATCGGTGGACCTCAACGTGGTTGAGGATCTGGACGACACAGCCCGCGGTGACGGTGGTTGGGGGAGTACAGGCGTATGAGCTTCCAGAACTATGAAAGCAGACCGGTAACTCGCCAGGCCTATGAGATCCAGCGCGGCGATGAGATCAAAACGGACTCAGTGACAGATATGTATGGTCTTCGCATTGATGGGGAGTTCATCAAATTCACTGCCAATGCTCAGATATATGCGGGTGACTTCATTGTTTACATCAGTGACCATGATATCTATCACTGCCCGCGTAACGTGTTCCTGGAACGGAACCATGTGAGCCAGGCTCCCACGAAAACACTCCACAACAGTGACATATCCGGCGCCCGTAAGAACGTTCGGGATATCGCGGTGGTTGGTAACGGGGATCTGTTCCAGCTTTTGGCTAAAGCCTCCAGTGAAGCCGAGGGTTGGATGAAATCCACCAAGGCTATGGATACCGGTATAGGTTGTCTGGTTCAGGTAACCACCCAGCAACGTAATCCGGATGGTTCGTATTCAATAGCAGAGGCTCTTACTTTTGTGCCTGATGTAGTTGTTATTGAAGATACCAACGGTGGCAGACACTTAGAACCGGTGTAGGGCAGGGTTCGGCCCCGATAGGGGCCTTCCCTCACACCCAGCCGTTGGCTCGGAATTGATCCTGCACATAATCCTGCTGAATCCCAAACCCACCCAGCTCCAGGCGCTGGCACACCATCTCGTATTTCTGGGCGTAATTGTTGCCTTCGTGGAACTCGTTGGTCATACCCACGGGATTAAGAATGCGACTGGCCATGAAGTACACCAACGCTTCCAGAAACACTTCGGGCAGATCCACCTGAACCATGTTGGGTGGTAGGTACAGCGCCGTGACCGGTAGCTCTGGGTGCTTGGCTCGGTAAAACACTTGCAGGGCGTGGACATCGTTCTCTTCCTGTAGGTTTTTGGGGATATCCAAGGTCTGGTGATCCGGCGTATGTAGGGATTCCGGATCGTTCAGGATATTGAGTAAGTATTCGTTGTCTGCCAGATCCCGGACCGCCTCAATCCGCAAAAGGTCTTTGGCTTCCAGCCGATACCGGTATTTCTCCGGCGTCAGGTTGACAACCTCAAAACGCTCCTTGAGCAAGAACCGCTGATGCAACGCATTCAGCCCCATATTCAGGTGAATCAGGAAGGTCTTTTTACGATCCTCCGGAATTTCACCCTCCACCAACTCCCCCAAGAAGGCGGTGCGTAATTCACCGGCTATCAGTTGGTCAAACACATTTTGCAAGTTCATAGACACACCTCGTTAAACAACATAAGACCCCATGGGGCTACCCTCGTCGGCTTCTTCCTCCATATCCCAGATACCACTGTCGTCTTTCTGGCTCAGATCGCCGGTTTCTGTGGGCTTCCAGGGCTTGAGTACCGCCAACTGGGAGATGGTATCAATGAAGTCATCATGCTTGCTGCGAAACCCTGAGCGGGACGCCAGGGACAGCTCATTCTTGGCTTCCACCATCTCTGGAGAGTTCTTCAACTCAATCGGGAAGAACATTTTGTGCGACTTGAACCACGGCACCACGACGTTGAATCGTTCGAGCTTATTGGACGCCGGCCGTAGGCCAGGCTGTCCATTGTTGTTCTCGGACGCCAAGGGGAAATAGATGTTACGGGTCATCATCTCGCCCATGATCCAGGGTATGAAACCACCCTGCTGACCACTGACTTCGATCCCCACGGACTGTGGCCGGTATTGCTGAGCCAGACGGAACAGATCATCTACGTTCTTGTCCATCAACTGGCGCTTACAGATGCCGTCTACCCACAGCCAATCGCCATTGTTGTTGTAGGCCCAGACACTGATTACCGAGAAGTCCGCCTTCTCTTTCTCACTGGTGGCAAAATCGGTGGTAATGTAGAAGTTGAACAGCGGCATGTTGGCCAGCACATTGGCCCGGCGATACCAGCCAATGTCACTGTCCTGGATCAGCCGGTCTTCATCCGACATGATCCGGAGCATCAGCTCTTGGTTGAAGGTCTCGAGTTTTCCGAGCTTCACCGCCTTGTCGTACTGGCTTCTCACGTAGTCATAGGTGAACCGGTCTGGCCAGGAGCCCCGGAACTCCTCCCGGGTACAGGGGAACTTCTCACATACCGGAAACACGTTGACCGCCCAGGCGCCGGAGCCCACTGCTTTGTACAAAGGGTCTTTCGCGTTGAACGGGGTACCGGACCAGATGATCATGTTCTTGGTCGGGTGTAGGGCGTAATCCACGGCCTTGTACACCGTGTCTTCCACCGCGGAAATTACCGTCGCAGAGCGGGCATCTTCGTCTGAGATCAGGTCATCGAGTACGGCCAGGCCCGGGCGCTTACCCATCTCCTTGGCACCCCGGACACCCGTCTTGGCGCCATACCCTTTGACAATGAAAATCTTGCCATCGGCGTTGTGGAACTCCCATCGGATATCAGTGAACTTGGCCACCGGCACATACTCTTTGAGGAACTCAGAGGCGTCATGCCGGAACTCCAGGTTCTTACGCATGTTCTTCACGCCGTTCTCAATGGAGTCCGACACATACAGGGCCAGGTCAATACGGCCAAAGCCCGGGATCTCGCCATAACAGGCGATGTACAGGAACAGGTATTCCCCCATGACGGTGGTCTTGGCCACGCCCCGGTGACATAGGTTGATAATGCGCCGGCCACCATCGGTAATCGTATCGAGCATGTAGTAGTGGACCAGGGGCGTCTGGTTCTCTTCCCCTTCCTCACCGTTGACCAGCTTGATGAATGTGACAAAATCCAGGGCAAATTCACTGGGCATGTAATCGGCCGGCACGTTGTAGTCAATCTGGTTCAGGTAATCGTCTACCTGTAGTTCCAGATCGTCGAACGCCTCAGTTACGGCATCAGTCATCCACATCACCACTGGCGTTATCGACAGTCACCCGGGTGTGGGCCACTTCCTGAGCATTCATGGCACCGGACTGGATCATCCTTCGCTGCTGGGCGACCAGTTCTTGTGTGGACTCTCGCAGGGCCTGAATCGAGCTGTCTTCTTTGACGCCCACATCCAGTTCAATCTTCTGGGTCTCGGGCTGCTTGAGGTGGGTCAACAGGGAGTTGGCCGCATCAGAGGCGACCTTTTCGGACTTGGCGTTATCCATCAGCCAGGCCTGCTTATTGAGGGCCCGCTGGTGTAAGTCCTGGTTCAGAATCCACATGGGCGTGAGCGTTTGTCCCAGGATCAGATTCACCAGCTTCGACTTGTTATAAGCCGTCACGTAACTGGCCATGTCTTTGGGCGCCACACCCCGGGCAGTCCAGTCGGCAATCTTGTCTGGGAAGGTCAGGGAGAACGCTGACATATTGGTTTTGTCACGGAGCTTGTGGCTCACATACTTAACGGCATCAATGTAAGACGTAATCTTGAATCGACCATCCTGCATGACATTGGCGTAGCTAAGAAGGTTCTCCCGATATGTCTCGTGCATATCCGGATCACTTAATAACAAGTTCACCTTGTCGATGACACTCTGGTTTACATTCTTCTTCAGTTTATCCGGAAGAGCCTTCTTAAAGTCTTCGGTCGATAACACACTCATACATACCTCATAGTGTGAGTTACTATATCGGCCGACTATAGAGGGGATAATTATTTATTGCAGAGAAAAAAGAACCCCGCTATTAACGGGGCTAAGTAATCAGAGGAAGAACACAACAAAACCAGCTTATCAGAAGGTTTCCATAATGAAAGGACGAATATCCAACGTCCACGAACTTTGTTCATCCAACAGTGCCATTACTTCCCGGAACGCATCACGCGAACGCAATACAGACAACGCACTTTCATTCTTCCGATTGCGTGTAATGGCATAGTCCAAACCAACACCAATACAACCTGCCAGGTCTTCTTTCCAGTTGGCCGGGTGAATCATAATGAACGTGCGATCGACCACATCTGTTACTTCCCAACCTTCCTGAAACTCTTGGCCACTGGTTCGACCAACCACCGGTGAATGCCGCTTCTCCAGGTAATACACACCATCAGGGATACAAGACTTGAATGGTTTGTTGTTCAACCAAGGACGTTCAATGGTAAAGAACTTCTCATACGTCGGGAACTCAAGTTCACCAAACACACCCCAAGGTGTAAACGCATTGCGGGTCAAAACAAGATTGTTAGACATAACTCCTCACAAGTAATACATAAACGAAGAGTTCTGTATAACAACACTGGTTTAATTATTCTGAAAAAAGTAAGGGAAAAGTTACTCAGAATTTTTTGGCAACTTTTTCAGAAACACAATAATTGGAGACGATCACATTACTGACGGTAGGGCGAACTAAAAACAAAACCACCCCCCCGGGGGGTCTAATCTCTCACTCTCCTCGCACCACCTACCCCACTACTCATACGCTGCCGCGTGGGCTGTAGCAATCACCTTAATCAATGGAGCTACTCTCATGATGCAAGCAATCCGTCAACTGTTCTCAGCACTCACTGTCCTATTCTCAGCTACCGAGAAGTTCGCCAAATCTCTCGACGACCTGGCCACATGGACTGAAGAGGGCACCGCATCCTTCGTCAACGAATCACGCGTTGAACGTAAGAAACAACTGGCTGACCTTGAAGCCAAACTCAATGCAGGTACCACGCCTGCTGTTGAGCAATCCAATACATAACAACCAGCTCCCTTCGGGGAGCTTACTTCTTTCTACACAATAAAGAATCTACACACCTACACATGGTAAGACAGAATGGGTGCAGGGCAAGACAGATGGACTCAGCCTACCCATGACAATAAGCAACTCACTACCGTGTGTGCTATGGCTTACTTACAATCAAACCATGAGGTATTTATGAACACTCAACCCAAGCTCAAGTTACGTCGTGTTGCTGGTTTCAATGCGTATACCTTGCCGGAGTCAATACGCCCAATGTTCCCGTCAACCAGTGCCAATGACCCAGACTGTGTGCCTGTGTCTGAACAGACAGTGCAAACCAAACAGAGTCACAGTGTTCGACCACGATTCAGTGTTGTGAAGTAAGGGAAAATAAATTCATATTCTCGGGAACTTTATTGGAACACCACTGTCTAACTGATTACTTCAGTTATCAACCCATCAGCCTGACTCTATTCCACCCTTCTATTCTCTCTTATACGCCCTCAATACTCTCTCTACTTATAGAGAGCTGAGGGTGAGAGATGCTCGTTGAATTACTAACTTTTGCTGTTTATTGCCTGTTTACTTTCGGTTATCCCTCTTCCGATACCTTACCTATATCTCTACCCTAATCCGATACATAGCCGATACTCTGTTGGTTATGTCACACACTCTTTGGAGAACTTCTTTATGAGTACAGTAAGACACAACCTACTTACCCAAGAACACTACTCACCCTACTGTGGTGGTGCTACATGTGTACGTATGCCACGTACTACGTTTGATGGTGAACAGTTCAAATGTTCTTGTTGTGGTTGGCGTTCTCAGTTCGATGCTGAGTTCATTGAGCAATACAAAGAGACATGGTCTATCAACTAACTTTCCTTGACACCTTCGGGTGTCTTTTTCTTTGTACTTCCCTTCTCTTAAAGACAGCTCCGCTTGAGTAATGGACACACAACCCAGTGTGTACACCGGCAACTTTGGGAGAAGTCTTATGCCACGCGAACACATGTCTTTTGAACAACGTTTCCATGTCGAAGTCTTCGATGAGTCAGGGGCTACCTTGCCGACCGAGAACCTCACCCGTGAGGAGTTCGACGACTTCCGTTTCTCTCACGATACGGATGATCTCAACTACCACTACGAGATGGGGCCACTGCGTCCTTCACGTTGGGGTGTTGCTCGATGAATGTGCAGCCGGTCATCTCGTTTGACTGGCTGACCCATGCGGACATAGCCATCGTTCTCGGTGGCTGCCTTGTCCTTATGGCAATCAGCCTGTACGTCGACTGCACAGCCCGTCGAAAGCTCCGCAACAAGTACCGACATTCCGTGTTGGACAACAACCGGGTGATCCATCGCTGGTAAGCCCTTGTTTTTAATATGGCTAGTGACCTGTCGCCAAAACGTATATACCCTGTGCCGAAAAAAGTAGGCACCTCACCAACCCTTTGGGGTGACACCTATGTGCATTTCCTACACCTGTCCCGTCTGTGGTTACTCATGGACGGACGACAGCCTCGCCTTTGAGCCAGTGCTAACTGGCGAATGTACCTGCCCGAATTGTGAAGAGCCGACCCTCGGGGTTTGTGGCTCTTCTGTGTAAAGCAAAGAAGCTCCGCTTGAGTAGTGAACGAAATACCTAACAACCTTTTGACCTGCCATTTGGGTGGGTCATCCCTTTGAATCTTGGAGAATTACCATGGCTTTTCAAACTGAAAATACTGCACAACAAATGGGTAACGTCGCACCAATCACCGGTCGTAATGACCAGTGGAAGGCTGACGCCTTCGTGAACATCTATCTACCCACTCGTGATGGGGGCCGTCGCAAGCTGGGCTACATCCCTCTGAAGACGAACAAGCCTCTGGATAAGCAGTTGCTCGATCACATCGCAGATGCTGACGATCTGGACACTGTCTTGGACCAGATCAAAGACCGTATCGTGCTGGACTTCCAGCGTGCTGACGGCAACAACGGCTCTGAACTCGACCTGTAAGCGAGCCTGTCAGTGCCAACAACAGGGATGCCTTCGGGTGTCCCTGTTTTCTTTTGTGTCTCTCAAAACTGGAATCAAACCATGAATAAATACCCTCTGATCAAACTGTTAGCTGACGCCTTTGGTGGTACCAAGAAGAGGTCCGGACGTACTGGCCCAAAGCCTGTCGTCGAGCAGTCGCATGACCAGGCACAGCACGCCATCATGCAAGCAAAGCTCAAGCGTGCCCGTAAGAAAGCCAAACGTGCTGCCGTCGCTAATCAGGAGTAACCCATGCCTGTATTCAAGACCGGTGATATGTGGTCTGTGTTCGATGAAGTCGATTACTTTGTGATCACCACCAACGCAATCATCAAGAACAATGGTGCCGTTGTCATGGGTGCTGGTATTGCCAAGCAGGTGCGTGACAAGTGGCCCGGAATTGACATTGAGATTGGCCGGGGCATTCAGAAGGTCTGCCCTTCTGGCGGTGAATATGGTCTGATCCTTGGCAACAAGATCGGTGTGTTTCAGGTGAAATATCACTTCAAGCACATGGCCAACCTGTACCTGATTGACCAGTCCGCAAAAGCACTGGCAGCCCATGCCAGAGCCAACCCTGATACCACGTATGCCATGAACTTCCCGGGCATTGGCAATGGCAGTCTCGACAAAGAGGCTGTCCAGCCCATCCTTGAGAAACTACCTGACAACGTCCAAGTGTGGGCCTTCAAATAAGGAGTGGTCCATGGGGCTACATGAACGCATCAATATCCGTGGGCACCTGCAACGCCGGGGCCTGCGGTATATGTGCATTACCACCAAGACAGAGGCTGTGTTCTACGCCTATCGCATGACAGGTAGACCCGCTCGTGACCTATGCAAGTCGCCCTTTCTACTCTCACGCAATGCCTGTGACCTCTGAGGAGACCCTCTAATGACCAAGCGCCTGCCACCGCGGGATATCCAGTTCGCCAACGAGTACACGTACTCACGTAAATTCATCGACCGTTACATTGATATGGAAATCCGTGCCAACCCAAGCATGGAAGCCAAGGTGGCCGAAGGCATTACCTTGCTGGAAGACTGGCTGGCCAAGGACCATGGCTACCCTCAGAAGAACAACCGTCTGGCCCAGATCCAAGACATTGATCTGGAGGAGCTGGTACGGGCCCTGTTTGTTGGTGTGGCCTACTGCCAGACCCCTGAGCTGTTCACCAGCATTACCGCACAACTGGCCGGTAGACTGAAGTTCGACGACAAAGCCGACTCAATCACGACCGTTGCCGAGATGATGGCGGTACTTTGCCTGACCGATGCCTTTGACATTGTGAAGACAGACCGCTCTGCGTCTCTGGTGATCCAGTCTCGGATACCTCTGAGCCAAGACCTCATTGGCTATGTTGTGCAGTCCGGTTACCTGCCACCGATGGTGTGTGAGCCGCGAGAAGCCCGTACCAACTACGACTCCGGCTACCTCACCCACAACGACTGTCTGATCCTTGGCAAAGCCAACGGACACAGCGAAGACATCTGTCTGGATGTCATCAACAAACAGAATGCAGTGCCTCTCAAGCTCGATCTGGACTTCCTCTGCACCGTAGAGGAGGAGCCTACCTTCGATCTGGACACACCGGAGAAGATCCAACAATGGGGCCAGTTCAAGCGGGAGTCCTATCAGCGGTACCGGTTGATCGCGGGCCAGGGCAATCGCTTCTGGCTTACCAACAAAGCCGACAAACGCCTACGCCTGTATTCACAGGGGTATCACATCAACACGCAAGCCACCGGCTTCAAAAAGGCATCAATAGAATTTGCCGATGAAGAGGTGGTCACTGGAGTACCCGGACTATGAGTAAAGACCACAAAATGACCACAGGCATGACGGTGAAAGGTACCTCCACCGGTCGGCTCACCAAACCCAATCCTGAGCCACACAGCTTCCCTGTTGGTAATGGCCGGACAGTTGTCGATTTCAGCACACCGTCCAACAGCATCAAAGCTGAGGATCTAAAAGGTTTTCCATTTCAGGAACCGGGTATCCGTGGTAAGTCAGGGTTTCGGCCTGACTGCGTGGTTGTGGACGATGTCATCCCTGAACCGGGAATGACCTTTCTGGATGAAGAACCTGGTCCAGAAGATGAGACCAAGTTCTACAACGCCCTCACCATGGGTGAACGCCGCAAAGATTTAAGGAATTACGGTATGAAAAGCCTCTACCACTGGAGTTCCGAAAGCCTCAAGGCCTACAGCGAAGGCGACATTATCGTGATGGCTGAAACTGTGGAACAGGCCCGCGACAAGGTGTACGCCCAATTCAACCCACTCGCTGACGGAAACCCTTTCGAGGATCACTACCTTCAGATGCTGAAGCTGAACGACGATGAGGATCTTCAGTACGAATACACTGAGAAGCTCAACGTCTTGCGTGAAGACCTCGATAAAGAACCCACCATCGTTTCCACCGATGTCGTCCTGATCCGCGGATCTGACTGAACCAAGGAATCCCTATGTCTGAATACACAGAAGAAACCGCTGAGTTCATACGTGATCTCGGTCAGGAAGGTACTTTTGATCTGGAGGACGAAAGTAGCGTCTATCAGGAGATTATCAGACTCTTGATGGATGAAATGTCTGAAAAGCAACTGGCTGTATTCAATCAGGAGTTGATGAACTGGTTTCACTCAGAATCCGGGTACACATATATACAGCCGCAGCACTATAAGACATACCAGAACCGCTTACATCAACTGATCAACTCCCAGTAATCCCATGACCACAGCCGCCTTACAGGCGGTTCCGTGGTGCCCATACCTCATACGGAGAACAGACCATGCAAACCTTTACAGGTTATGAGTACCTATTGATTGATGCCGCGAATCAGTTCGGCAATGATAAAGACCTGTTCGGTGACCGTATCCAGTGGGCCACGGACAACCTCAAATCTCTCGAGAGTTTGGCGGAACAGGCCGATGAACCTGCGCTGTACATGAAAGCTGTTCAGGCCATTCGCAAAGCCCAGCAAGGCCTGCCTACCGGTCACCAAGTCGGCTTCGATGCGGTGTGTTCTGGGATGCAGATCATGTCGGCTATCACCGGCTGTGAATCTGGTGCCAATGCCACTGGCTTGGTCGATCCCAACCGGCGTGCTGATGCGTACACTGACTGCATGACACTGATGAAAAAGCGAATCGGTAACTACCTGAACAAAGATGCTGCCGGCCGAGAGGCCGATAGGTCCGACGTAAAGCAGGCGGTTATGACCTCGCTGTACGGCTCCAAGAAAGAGCCCAAGAACCTGTTCGGCAAAGATACACCTGAGTTACAGGCGTTCTACAAGGCCATGTACGAGCTTGCTCCGGGCGCCTGTGAGCTGTTGGAAGACCTCTTGAACTCATGGACGCCTTACGCCTTGGTTCACTCATGGGATCTGCCTGACGGTGGCCACGCTCGCGTTAAGGTCATGGAGAAGGTGGAAACCCGCATCGAAGTGGATGAGCTGGATCACGCCACGTTCGAGTACGAATACTACGTCAACGAAGGCACTGAGAAAGGCCTGAGCAACGTCGCCAATGTGATCCATAGCATTGACGCCTATGTACTCAGATGCCTGATACGGCGCTGTAGCTACGATGCAGAACAAGTGGCATGGGCTTCTCAAGCCATTGAAGCTGTTCTTCTGGAACGTTCCATGGGTATCAACCACATAGCTTATGAAGATGAGTGTCATCCAGACTTCTTACGATTACAGGACCGGTACACAGCCACAGTAATGCCGGATATTCGTATTCTTGATTACGCTGATGAATCGGCGTTGGGAGCTTTATCTACCACTCACCTGAAGCAACTGGCAGCAATCTTGAACCAGATGCTCACTCACAAACCGTTCCACATGATTTCGGTACACGACGAGTTCAAGTGCCATGCCAACAACATGAACTTCCTACGGATGCACTACCGGGACATCTTCGCAGAGATGGCCGATAGCACCCTGCTGAATGACATTCTGAGCCAGCTCTACGGCGTACAGGGAACCTTCCCGAAGAAGTCACCCAACCTCTCAGCCAAGATCAGACAATCGAACTACTTCCTCTCATAAGGATTAATGATGGAACCTATACGGTTTACAAACGCAATCTGCCCATTCTGTAAGCATGATTTCGTAACCATGGAACAAGATGCAGAGAACGGAGAGTTCTCTGTAGTGTGTCAGCATTGCGGTGCAATGGGGCCTACCGGATACAGCTACAGTATGGCAATAACCCTGTGGGAGTATCGACCTACAGAACAGTAAATAACAGGTGGCCTCCGGCCACTCTTGCGAGTTTGAAACAGAGACCAGCCCTTTGGGGTTGGTCTTATTTTTTCTGCATTCCTCTACAACACAGACAGAAAAAGACAGTTAGTTAAGACTTCTCCCCGACTTCTCCCAAAGTTCTTACCGATATTCTAACTTCCCAAAATTCGACTTTTCTGGCGATACAGCGCCTATATGATAACCAGAGGTATGTTCGCCATGTTTATAGAGACACCTGTAACCAGTTTTTCAGTCAACCGTAGGAAATTAATCCACGGTGTAGGAGTAAATGATGCTCCATACAATGTTTATTATGTATCCCAGGACGGTAAGCGGTACCAATGCCCGTATTACAGAACCTGGGTTGCTCTTCTAACACGTTGTTTTAGTGAGCAATCATTGACTCATAGACCTACCTATTTGGGATCTACTGTAGAAAGTTCATGGCTACTTTTTAGCAACTTTAGGGAGTGGATGATCAAACAAAATTGGGAAGGTAAAGCTCTGGATAAAGACATACTTGGGAAAGGACAAAAACACTACGGCCCTAATACGTGTCTATTCATTTCCAAAGAGCTTAATAACTTACTAACCTCTCGAAATAATAAAAGAGGTGACTACCCGGTAGGGGTATCTAGGGTCGTTATAAAAGAGAACATCTATTACGTCGCAAAATGCAGGATGTTTGGTAAGAAAGTCTTAATAGGTTACTTCAAAACACCGCATGAAGCGGCTACTGCATACAATAACGCTAAATTAAGTCACATCAAAGAATTAGCAAGAATGGAAACAGACCCCAGAGTACAACAAGGTTTGTTATCCATTTCACTATAAAACAAATCCGAGGGTATGACCATGACCGTAAAATGCCTGAGCCACTTCGATCAGCTCGAAATAGTCCGGCTCACCACGCAAGAGAAAGTCAGTCAAACCGACCTGGCAGAAGACTTTCACGTATCTCGCCGCACCATTCAGCGTGTCCTACTGAACTTCGGCGTCATCCATTACAACGAACGTCCACCGGCGCCCAAGCCAGCCCAGGAAAACAGCCTGTTCCATCGTGGCAGTCAGCAAAAGATGGACCTCAAAACCCAGATCCCACCGTCAACCCGGCAGCTACGTCAGTTCAATGACGATGATGCCATGGTTCGGATGCTGCGTGAGAAAGGCCATACACCGACCACTCTGAAGCAGCTCATGGATAAGCCGACACTCTCTCGCCGTAACGTGGAGCTGTACCTCACCCGGCTACCAGAAGACGAGCTGGCCAAACTCACCTACGTCATTGGACTGGTTCGCATCAAGATGCAGGACCGGACCGCGGCAGAACAGAACAAACAACGCGAGGCCGCCAATGGCTGAACCATCCAGTAAATCTCTGTTTCCTCACAGAGACAGTCTCGAAGACGCTGAGGAACACCTCAAGTCCCAACTCCCCATCGAAACCCCCAACGATCTCACCGCGGCACTGGCGATGTATCACAACACCCTGCTGTACCTGATGAACAAGGAAGCCTGATATGCCTAAGAAAACATGCACCGTCTTTTGTCAGGACGAGTGTGGTACCGGAACCATCTGGATCAGCACCGTTGAGGTCACTACCGATAAAAACGGTAACTGTCTTACCGGAGTTATCGAAGAAGCTGCCAAAGAACAATGTGCGGCTGACTGGGGCCGGGACGACATTGAAACCATCCATTTACTGGGCATTGCCGATGGCAACGTCAGCATCCTTTACTGGGATGACCTCGGAGATTAACTATGACCGTCGATGACCTGGCCAAAGCCTGTTACCCCAACAAAACCTTCGACACTGCCCTGCCTCAGCAATGGGTCAACCGTATGCAGGACCGAGGGTTCGACCCACGAGGGCACTTCGTCACCTTGTACCCAACCGGTTCCATGCTGGGTTTCTACATGGGGCCTATTACCCCGGAAGGTATTGAAATGGCAGCGCGTGTCGCGTCCATGGAGGCCTGATATGTGGATCATCATTGTCGGCAACCCGATGGACGGTATTGGGTTCTATGGCCCCTTTGTAGATACAGACACCGCTACGACATGGGCTGACGATCAACTCGGCAATATGGACTGGTGGGTAGCCCCAATCACACAAACCCAAGAAGACGAATAAGGATACACATGGAAAACGATAGCTACATCATTTTGTACCAGAACCACGGCTCTGCCATTGGCTACTGGGAAGGTTGGGTTGAACCCAAGGGCACCGTGTTTATCCGGTACGCCAAGAAACTCGATGGCAAGCCCGTCGAGAAACAGTACCAGGCGTATGCCAAGAACGAAGGTAAGGCCAACGCCACCACACCCTATGAACAGGGTGTCTTGGAACTGGAAAGCAAAGCCCGTCTGAAAATCGACAAAGGCTACGTCCGGACCATCGAAGAAGCCAAAGCACCCAGCACCAATTCTCTGGGACTGCTGAAGCCGATGCTGGCCACGCCACTGGAGAAGGTAAAGCCCAAGGACATTGACTGGTACTCAGCGTGCGTACAGCCCAAGCTGGACGGTCACCGGGCTCTTTATAAGAACGGTGTACTGTACTCCCGCCAAGGTAAGGTACTGGATCTGCCTCACATCGTTGAGGCCATTGAATCCACGAACCTTAAAGAGCTTCACCTGGATGGTGAACTGTACCTTCACGGAAAAACCCTCCAGGAAATCTCCAAACTGATCAAGAAACACCGGCCCGAGACTCTGGATCTGGAGTACCACGTTTACGACCACATCAGTGAAAAACCTTTCCTGAAACGGGTCGAGGGTATGGTCATGCGTATAGACCCGACCTACTTCCACATGCACCCGAATATTGTTCCGGTGAAAACAATTCTGGTGACCTCTGAAGACGAAGCCATCGCACACCATGAGAATTTCCGGGCCCAAGGCTACGAAGGCACCATGATCCGATTCGGTGACGAGCCCTACCGGGACGGTAAGCGATCCAGGACCTTGCTCAAGCTCAAGGAGTTTCAGGACGAGGAATTCATGATCCTCAGTGTCGAAGAAGGCAAACCGTACATCACGGATAACGGGACGTTCCGGGTTCCGGTGTACACCTGCCAGTACCGTCCTGATGGTCCGACCTTCACCGTGACCGCACCCGGCAACATGCGGGAGAAGCACGCACTGTGGGAAGACCGGCACAACACGCCCGGTAAGTTCCTGACCGTCAAATTCCACTACTACTCAGTCGACGGGATTCCCCAACTGCCCGTCGCACTCCGCTTCCACGAAACCGTTTAAGGCCTTCTCATGAACCAGAACAAAGAATCCATGGATCATATCCGGCGGATCTTCGAAATCTTCCGAACCAGTGAAGCAGAGATCCGTCCGCACTTTATTCTGACCGGCCCATCTGGCTCCGGTAAAACCCACACCATTGAACACCTGGCCGACGAACTCGACATTGATATGTTCGAGATCAACGCGGCTGCCCTGACCAAAGAAGGCACAGCCGGCAACAGTCTCTCCAAGGCCCTGGTACCGCTCACTCGCAAAGCCGGACAACCCTGCATCTGCTTTGTGGATGAGTTCGACAAACTGTTCATCAGCGGCAACACCAATTCTGATCTGGCTCATGAGACCACCAATGGTGTTCAGAATGAGTTCCTCAAGGTACTCGAAAGCCGGACTGCCAGTGTCTATGGCGACTTCGGCAAGTACCTGGACGTTGAGTGTGAGAATGTCCTGTTCATCTTTGCTGGCGCCTTCAATGGTGAAGAGGATCTGGACATTGATCGCCTCCGGGAGTTCGGTATTAAAACCGAGTTCCTGGGCCGAGTTGGTCTCACGTATGGCCTGGAGAAGATCACCCTGGATCAAATGTGGGACATTCTCACCAAGTCCAAACTCCTCAATCTCTATGCAGCCCTGTTCCCCGAAGTAGACCGAGACCAGGCCGAGCTGGAAATCATGGCCGTGGTTGAAGACAACTTCGAGAAAAACACCATTGGTGTTCGGCTACTCAACACACTGCTCCACCAGTATTTCATCCACGGTGGGTTGCCCAAGCCCCAAGTCAAGAAAACCACCTTCCAGAAAACCCTTTCACTGAATAAGGACGTTGCATGAGTAAAACCCATCCGTACACCGGCCGCCCAAACACAGACTATCTAACCGTTGTTTTTGAGCGGACAGGAAACCCTGTCAGCGATGACGGTACAGATCCCTTTATTGACTCACTGGCTACAGGCGCGGACTGCTCTGCACTACCGGGTTACCGGGTAACTGGTGTCAGCTGTAGCGATGTGATGTCAGAACAAGAATACGAACAGGAGCAACAATGAGCGAAGCCAAACAATGTTACCGCATCCTGTACCAAAACCATGGCAATGCCATTGGTTATTGGGAAGGGTGGGTTGAAGGCAACGGACTGGTTGTAATCCAGTACGCCAAGAAGCTGGACGGTAAGCCAGTGCGCAAACAGTACCAGGCCTATGCCAAAAACGAAGGCCGGGCTAACGCCACCACACCGTTTGATCAGGGTGTCTCTGAGCTGGACAGCAAGACCCGGCTGAAGGTCGACAAGGGCTACGTCCGGACCTTGAAGGAAGCCGAGGCACCCACCACCAACCCGGCTAAGTCTGCCCTGGAGCTGAAACTGGACGTTGTGAAGCACATCATCAATGCCCGCATTGAACAAACCAATGCCGCACAGAAGCGTGCTGCTAATGCCGCCGAGCGTCAGCGTCTGACTGAGATCCTGCACCATAAAAAGGATCAGGAGATGATGAATATGTCTCCCGAGGATATTCAGAAGCAGATCGACCGCCTCAGCGAATAACCTGCCTTACCGGACACAGGTGCCCTCCGGGCACTCTGTGAATCCGACACCAAAAGGACACTCAATATGGGCATCCAAGTGAAGCTCCCAGACGCCCGGGAGATGATTGAGCAGTGCCTCAAAGCCAAGCTAGTTCCGTACCTGGAAGGTAGCCCAGGCTGCGGTAAATCCGCTGTCGTCCATCAAATAGCTAAGGCCTACAACCTCAAACTGATTGATGAGCGTCTGGCCGATTGTGACCCCACCGATCTCAAAGGGTATCCCGACATAGACAGTGTCCGGAAAAAAGCCGGATACGTGCCGATGGATACCTACCCAACGGAAGGTGACCCACTTCCAACAGAAACCCGCTATGACGGTGACGGTAAACCCTACACGCACAAATTTGCGGGATGGCTCCTGTTCTTCGATGAACTGCCACTGGCACCGGAGTCTGTGCTAAAAGCCTGCTACAAGATCCTGCTGGATCACAAAGTGGGCCAGTTCAAGCTCCACCCCAATGTGGCCAAAGTTGCTGCCGGCAACCTGGTGTCTGACAACGCCATGGTTGAGGAACTCACCACCGCCATCCAATCACGACTGATTCACATGGAAATGTTGGTGGACGTAAAGGCCTGGCTGGAATGGGCCCGAGAGGAAGGCATTGATCACCGGATCACCAGTTACATCAACTGGAAACCGGATCTGCTGTTCAAGTTCAACCCGGACCATGACGACAAGACCTTTGCGTGCCCACGCACCTGGGAGTTTGCCAGTCACCTGATCAAACCCAAGGCCATGCTTGAGCCACTGGATAAGATCCTGCTGTCCGGCACCGTCTCCGAAGGCGTAGCCAGGGAGTTCTACGGGTACTGTCAGGTCGCGGATCGTCTGCCCAGCATTGAGCAAATCTGCAAAAGCCCAGCCACAGTCCCGGTTCCCGATGAGCCTTCCATTTCCTGGATGCTAACCGGCGCCCTGGGACACCACGCCAACGGCAAGAACATCGACCCGATCATGCAGTACGTGGAGCGTATTCCCCGGGAGTTCCAGATCATCGCTATGCGAGAAATCATCAAACGGACCCCCAAGTTGCTGCAGTCAACGTCTGTGGACCGCTGGGTGGCCCTGAACGGACACACACTCTTCTAAGGAAATACCATGTCAGCCCATGAGAAGGCCCTTGAAACGGCCAAGATCGCTCTCATGGCGTCGAAGGATTCTGCGTTCTTCACCACGGTCTGTTTCTCCATGAAGCATATCTGGGATGAACGCATACCCACGGCCTGTACCAATGGGCTGGAGATCCGCTACAACCCTGACTACTTCATGCAACAGGACGCGGACCAGCGGGTATTCCTTCTTCTCCATGAAACCCTCCATGTGGCTCTACTCCACATGACCCGACTCAACGGTCGTGACCCTCGCAAGTGGAACATCGCCGCCGACTACGTCATCAATTACATACTGGTTCAGCGTGGGTTCAAGATGACCCCCGACTGGCTCTATGACGTCCAGTACGCCGGCATGAACAGCGAAGAGGTCTACGACCTGCTACCGGACGAGCCCAAAGAAGATCTCCCCATGGACGATCTCAGGGCGCCTGACGATGCTGATGAACTGGAACAGACCCAAGGCCAGATCGACGACATCCTGGTACGCGCCACGTTGCAATCGCAAATGGCCGAAGATGATGCCGGCAGTATCCCCGGCGAAATCCAGGTGTACGTCAATGGATTGTTAAACCCCAAACTCCCTTGGCACCGCATTCTTCAGCGGTATATGACCAAGGCCATTAAAACCGACTACACCTTTCGACGCCCCAACCGTCGATTCTTTCCGAAGCATTACCTGCCCAGCATGTACACCGAATCTCTGGTGGACATTGCCATGGCCATTGATGCGTCCAGCTCTGTGACAGAAACCGAGTATCACCGGTTTGTCTCTGAAGGCTACGGCCTGTTGAGTAAATACAAACCAGACACCCTGACCCTGGTTCAGTTCACCTCGCACATTCGCAGTGTGGACCCGGTGACCAGTGCTGCCGATCTCAAGGACATGCACTTCCACCGGTACGGGGGCACCAACATTGAACCCGTCATGGACTGGGCTATGGAAAACAAGCCCAACCTACTGTTGGTTTTCACCGATGGTGAGTTCAATAACAACGCCCCAGACCCCGGTGTGCCTGTCATCTGGATTATCAATGGCAACGCCAGCTTTACCGCCCCTTACGGGAAAGTCATTCACTTCGACCCGGACTGACCCATGAACCAACAACACAACGCAGACACCCTCCGGGTGTTTGGACACGTTTGGGTGAAAGACCCCAAAACCGGCAAACACATTCTCAAATCCAGTAAATAAAGGAACGCCTTATGAGCGCCGAACTTACCCTTACAGAAGGTCAACAAGACGCTTATGAGGCCTTCTGCAGATTCATCAACGACCCCAACCAGACCTTCTTTGTTATCGAAGGCTACAGCGGTACCGGCAAATCCACCCTGGTTCATACCTTGTTGGACCGCCTGCCCAAGCTGCTGAAGACCCTCAAGCTCATCGACCCGTCCCGCACCAAACGTTGGGACGTACAACTGACCGCCACCACCAATAAGGCGGCAGAGGCTTTCTCCCAGATCACTGGCCATGACGTTCGCACCATTCACAGTGCCCTGGGCCTGCGGGTGCATAAGAACTTCAGTACCGGCAAGACCAAGCTGGTCCGTAAGCCCAATGTTGAAACCATCACAGACACCATCCTGTTCATTGACGAAGCCAGCTACATGGACCGTCAGTTGCTACAGCTTGCCAAGGACTCGGTAGAGGACTGCAAGATCGTCCTGATTGGTGACCCGGCTCAGCTCCTGACAGTCGGTTCCAACTCAGCGCCGGCGTTCCAGTCCGGTTTTGACACCGCCCGCTTGACCAAGGTGGTTCGACAGGCAGAGGGTAACCCGATCATTGATCTGGCCACGTCCTTCCGCCACACGGTCAACACCGGTGAATGGCAGACGTTCATTCCCGATGGGCACCACATTCAAGTCCTGCCCCGCCCGGAGTTTGAACAGGCCATCGTCAAGGAATTTGACGACCCGACCTGGACCTACAGCCGATCCAAGGTATTGGCCTGGACCAACAAGTGCGTGATCACCTACAACCATGGCATCCGTGACATTGTGAAAGGCTCGCCCGGTTTTCAGGAAGGCGATTACGCAGTGTGTAATCATTTCGTCGCCGGAAAGAGAGCCAGCATCAAAACGGATCAACTGGTTCACATCACCGGCATTGGTCCCAAAGAGGATCGCTACGACGTACCCGGCCGGCAGTTCACGTTGGATCATGTCTTTCAGGCATTCATGCCAGATTCCCTGGATGACAAGAAGGCACTGATCAAACGGGCCACCAAGGAAGAGGATTACGCCATTCTCCAGAAAGTGGATAAATGGATTGATCTACGCGCTGCCTATGCTTGCACCATCAACAAAAGCCAAGGCTCAACTTACGACAAAGTATTTATTGACCTGGACGATATCAAGAAGTGCAACAACGGCAATCAAATTGCCAGGATGTTGTATGTCGGTATCAGTCGGGCCAGGCACACCGTTTATTTATGCGGTGATCTTGTATAAGGAGGTCTGGAATGACCGATGAACTTGTGTACGACCCCAAAACAAAGGCCATGATCAAGGACAAGATTTTTGATTTCCTTTATGCCCCGGTAAATAAAGACTTCGCAAAGCGCCTTAAAACCATCATCATTAAAAACTCCACGTTACATGGTAATGGTCAATTATGGCTGTCTTATAAAGGCGAGTATTATCACACCGGAGAGGAGCAACGCAGACCGCGCCCGGTTAACCGTCTCAAACCAGAACTCAAAGTATTAATGGATGAATACCTGGAGGATCTGGCACGGTTAAACGATAAAGAACTCCCGTATGTACTGGGCTTCATCAACCAGGTATTAAATTCCTCCAACAGTCTTCAGGATTACTTCAAGATATTTCCTGAATCCATGCACAAACCCATCAAACAACTGTTGGAAAAGTGTGCCTGCCGTGAACAACGCCTACATGATGAAATGGTCGAAGACCTGAAACGAAAAAACAGTATTCCCATTGAACTCATGAAAAAACGCATGGTGCTGAACCTCCTGGTTTAGTACCCAAATACCAGGAGCCATACCTTGCGACACCTCATTTTTGAAGAGTCCGACAAATATCCCATTGCTTTGCTGGTTAAAGCCAGTGCCTTCAACAAGGACGAATTGATTTATAACTATGTCAATCCCATGCTGAAGCGGGGTATCACCCAAGGCCAGATCATTGGTATGACCCTGGCTTACAACGCCAGCAACAAAGCCCCGGTCAAGTACATCAAAACCTACCTCGACGATCTCCTGCCCTCACTGGACAGCGTCGGGGTGGAGTACCTGTACGTGGCCGATGCCAATTACTTCAAGGTACTGACCAAGTGCCAACAGGCCCAACAGAACCTGGGCTATGTGTTGGACTGCAAGTACCCGGGCTATGAACACATGAAGGTCATTCTGGGGGTGAACCACAAATCCCTGCTGTACGACCCGGGCAACGAGCCCAAGATGACCATGTCGGTTCAGACCCTGATCGACGAAGTACAAGGCAGCTACCAGCCGCTGGGTGAGGATGTTATTCAGTACGCTGACTACCCCCAGACCCCTGCGGACATTGCTAAGTGGCTTGAAAAGCTCATGGATTATCCCGAGCTGTCCTGTGATATCGAAGCAGGTTCACTGGAGTTCGACAAAGCCGGTGTGGCGTCGATTACCTTTGCCTGGAACAACCACGAAGGCATCGCGTTCCCGGTGGATTACGTGCCTATGGACGAGCCGCGTGGTGGTTACCATGGCCGTCTGGTTCATAATCCCGAAGTCAAAGCCATGCTCAAGACGTTCTTCGAGAATTATCGAGGCACCTTGAAGTGGCACAACAGCACGTATGACACCAAGGTGTTGATCTACGAGTTGTGGATGAAAGACCTGTTGGATAACGAAGGTCTCCTGACCGGGCTGGACATCCTGCATCAGAGAATCCACGACACCAAGATCATTGCCTACCTGGCCACCAACACCACCGCGGGCAACAGCCTGTCGCTGAAAGACCTGGCACACGAGTTTGCCGGCAACTACGGCATGGGCGACAACATCAAGGACGTTCGCAAGATCCCCTTGGACAAGTTGCTTCGCTACAACCTGATTGACGGCCTGTGTACCAACTGGGTGTATGAGACCTATTACCTCATCATGGTTCAGGATCAGCAAGAGGCGTTGTATTACGACCTCATGATGCCGAGCCAGAAAACCATTACCCAGATCGAGCTGTCCGGTATGCCACTGGACCCCGATCAGGTACAGGTTGCACGAAGAGAGCTGGAGGCCATTCTCGAAGGCCACAGGGCGGCTTTCCAAGGCAAGGGTGTCATCGCCCGGCTGGAAGATCGCATGACCTACACAGCCTGGGAGAAGGACTACACCGACCGCCGTGACAAGGCCAAGAACCCGGACAAGATTCTGCCCAAGGACCGTAAGCATTTCCCCAAGCAAATCTTCAATCCCAACAGTGGGCCCCAGCTCCAGAAGCTGCTCTATGAGGAAATGGGCCTGCCCGTTATTGACAAAACCAAGGCCAAACAACCGGCCACCGGGGGCGAGACCCTGGAGAAGCTGGTTCACCACACTGATGATCCAGACAACCTGGAGATCATTGAGGCCCTGGTAGGCTTTTCTCAAGCCGCCAAGATCCTCTCATCCTTTATCCCGGCCTTTGAAAAGGCCATTGATAAAGGGGATGGCGTTGTTCATCTCCATGGTTCGTTCAACTTAGGTGGCACCAAGTCCGGTCGACTGTCCAGCTCTGACCCCAACTTGCAGAACATTCCATCTGGATCCACCTATGGCAAGCTCATCAAGTCGTGCTTCAAAGCACCGAAGGGCTGGTTGTTTGCCGGGGCGGATTTCAATTCACTGGAAGACTACATCTCAGCCCTGACGACCAAAGACCCGAACAAGCTGAAGGTCTACACCGAAGGGTACGATGGACACAGTCTGCGGGCCTTCACCTATTGGCCAGAGAAGTTCCCGGACATTGTGGAGACACCCGATTCGGTGAACCAGATCAAGAAGCTGTACAAGTCCATCCGGGACGCCAGCAAAGGTCCAACGTTCGCCCTCACCTACCAAGGCACCTGGCACACCCTGGTCAAGAACCTGGGCTTCACCAAGGAGGCTGCCCAACAGATCGAGAAGCAGTACCACATTCTCTATGAGGTCTCGGACAAGTGGGTACAGGACAAGCTGGACCAGGCCGCCAAGGATGGTTTTGTCACGGTCGCTTTCGGACTGCGTCTGAGAACCCCACTACTGGGCATGACCATTCGCGGGAAGTCGAACACACCCTACGAGGCAGAGGCAGAAGGACGCACAGCCGGCAACGCGCTGGGCCAGTCCTACGGCTTACTGACCAACCGGGCGTGTAACGAGTTCATGCAGAAGGTTTGGCAGTCCCGGTTCCGTCACGATGTTAAACCCGTGGCCATGATCCATGACGCCATCTATCTACTGATCCGCGACAACATTGAAGTGGTCGAGTGGGTCAACCGTGAGTTGATCAAGTCCATGCAGTGGCAGGAACTCCCTGAGATCCAACACCCGACCGTCAAACTGGGTGCGGAACTCGATGTGTTCTACCCCACCTGGGCCTCTGACATGACCATTCCCAACTATGCCGACCAGAAGGAGATCCGTGCTGTCTGCGCGGCGTTTCAAACCAAACTCGCCGAGCAACAACAGGAGAAACAAGCTGCATGAAACCCAGTGACTTCATCTGTGAAGCCCCAGATTCCTTTGACCGGCCACTGTGCCGGCACAAGGAGACGGGCCTGTATTACTGCGTTCTGGAAGAAGGCATCACCTTTGATGACATTCTCGCCGACCGTGCGGAGCTGTATTACAAAGGCTCCCGGGAAGGCGAACCAGAATACCCAGTCACTCTCCACCCGGAGATTTCGTATGAGAGCAATCCTTATAACAACGGAGGGCGTTCAGGAAGTTGAACACGATGGTTCGCTTCAATCCCTGTACGCCCTCATCGGCTGTAGCACCGTCACAGGCGCCGGTTACCCAGACCGGTACCACGCCTGCTGGGCTGACGACGAAGGCCTTCTGACACTGTTCAGTGGCAAGCAAGTCACCATTACGTCCTGGTATCCCCAAGAACTGGTGGGCAAGTTGCTGATCACCGGCTTCGATCCGGAGACTGGTGAAACCACACCCGCCACCATGTACACCGAAGACCTTGAATCCATGGTCAAAATAGGAATCCTTCAATATGAATAGCTTTACCGTTTACACCCAACCGGGTTGCCCCTTCTGTACCAAAGCCATTGAGCTACTTCGTGAAAACGGGGTACTGGCTATCAACACGGTTGATATCAATGAAAACCCGGACGCCCGTGAAAAAATGAGAGCCAACGGTTTCAAGACCGTGCCACAGGTTTACCACAACTCAGATCACATCGGTGGTTATGAGGCCCTGGTTCAGTACATGGAGACTGCTGACGCCCAATGATTGATCCCCATAAAACCAAGTACCACAACTTGTACTGGTCGATGGTAGAAGCCGCGGCTGCCCAATCTGTGGCTAACCGGGCTCAAGTAGGGGCTATCGTGGTCACACCCACAGGAATGCTCTCAGTAGGTTGGAATGGTTCACCACCAGGTATGCCTAACAACTGTGAGTATCTTCCAGAAGACGCCAAAGGGTATGACACTGGTAGAACCAAGCCAGAAACCATACATGCAGAGCGCAACGCATTAGACAAGATGGCTCGCCAGGGTGTCCCAGTAGCTGGCTCTGTATTATTTGTGTCTCACGCCCCTTGTATCGAGTGCGCCAAATCTATCCATGGTTTAGGGTTCAAAGCAGTGTATTACCGTCAACCGTACAAAAATGATGACGGTGTGAAACTGCTGGAATCCATTGGCATACCCATCCACCAAGTCTTTAAAGAAGAACGCTACGCCGTTAAACCAACCACAGTAGATACCAGGCTCATTGATCCCAGAGGACCGGGATTCACCGCACGCAACCTGTAAACAGAAACCCTCCGGGCTTTTCTGTGAATCAAACCAATCTTTTAACCAACCATACATAGGATAGTTATGTCCGATGAACCTCGTTCTATTCGCCTGAACAAGACACACCGCTTCGATATGCTCAGTGCTGTCATGAAGCAATGGGAAAAAGCTAACCCGTCTCCGGCAGGTGCTACGTTCTCATCCTTTGTGAAAGAGACTTTACGTACCTTGATGGCAGTGTCTGCCAAAGCCCCCGCTGAACAGAGAGCCATGAAACAACTGGCCAAACGGACCCAGGACGCTATTAAAGTCAGATCTGATCTTCCTGAGAATCTGAAAAACCACGTTACGTTCAACACTGAGCCTGATTTCCGGCTACAGGTTTTACTGGAGAATGGGGACAAAGGGGCAGTTATGACCTTCTGTTTACCTACGGCCATGGCCGATGAGCTGAAAATCCCCTACATAGGGGCGGTTACTACACACTCTGGCGCTTCTGCGTTTCCGGAGTATCAGGATGAAAACAACAGAGTCCGGTTTGCACTTATGCTAAATGATGGGGGCTGGAACACGCTCACTATTCCCCGGGACTTCAAACCGTACAAGACTTACAAGGATAGTCAACGCGCATACAAACAGTGGTTAAATGACCGTGATCAGGTACGTGGTGAAATTGAAGACTACTTGAACCAGTTCAATACCACCGGCCAGATCCGTGATGGCTGGCCTGAGATGACGGATTACCTACCCGCTCACATTGCCGACCCGGCCAAGGTCATCCAACTGCCGGCGCTCACCCGTTCACGTCTGAACGAACGACTCGGTATTCAGTAAACCAACGAGGTCACTATGGTTTTTGAGACCACGGTGGCCGGCATCCCCTGTCAGTGCCTGGTCTACGAGTATCAGGAAGAACTTCCTATGCGTATCACCGGCACTGGTTATGGAGACGCTGACCCACCTGAGCCCGCTGTCTTCACCTTCCGGCTACTGGATCGTCGGGGTTACCCGGCCCCTTGGCTGGAGCGAAAGCTCTCCATGAACGATCACGAACGACTGAAACAGGAGTATTTGAATCCGTGACATTGCCTCAAATGATTGCCGCTATCCATAAACACCTGAAAGCTGAGTGTTTCACTGACCTGGTGGACACAACCGGCCTGGCGCCATCGACGCTGTGGACCTGGCGTACCCAGCCACCCACCAAACCTTCCCTGAAGGTGTTTGCCAAGCTGGCTCATTACTGCGGCCTGAACCCCACTATCCGACAACTGGAGAACTTGCTTTGAGCATGACACCTGAAGAACGTTTTGCACTACACCTGACAACAGACACCATGAAAGATGAGGTGGCACAGCACATTGAATACGCCGGCAACCAGGCCCAGCAGTTCTTGCTGGGGCTTAATCCAGATGAGCACCCAGAGGCAGGCAAGGCAGTTTCAAACATCATAGGCCATCTTTCTCTTGTGAAGGAGTGGTTAACCGTTCTGGGTGATAGAAATGGAGAGTTTTATCAAAAAGCAGTTTATGACTAAGAGCAAGCCCAGAAGTCTGCAGGAACGGCTGGACGGGGTTCTGTCCCTGAGTTCTCTGCTATTGCTGACCAGATTCAAAGGGCCATGGCCTCTCTTGATATTGGAGATCACGCAATTATTGTGGTCCGAAAGGAATCAGATAAGGCTTCTGGTGAAGGCACTGAGGAACTCTGCCCAAAACCCACCCATGGAAAAACTACCTCAGAATAAATAGTCGTTATTTATTGGCTTACATGGTTTCATATATAAGCACTATTGTTTAGTATTGCATCACTTACTTATTAAACAAGGTGATGCTTAATGGCTGTATCCATTCCCCATAAAGATACTGTGTTCCACTCCGATACAATTATCATTGGTCATGCTCAGTTAAATGCAGTGCATAAAAGAGGAAGAACACATTGGGCATTACCTGGTGGGGGTTTTACCAAATCAAAACCCTTTGCTATGGAATATGCTCGACGCCTGAACACCATGATTCAAACCAATATGAAACGGACTAACTGTTCCCTCCTCTGGTCATAAAAACCGACAAGTAAATAACCCCTTCTTTAAAATGGCCGAAAGTTTTTCTGGTCATTACAAGAAGGGGATTTTATGCCGGTAGATAACACACCACCCGATTTGTGGGGAATCCTCGCAGCACTACTTATCAGTACCGTCAGTGGGTTCATTTCCATTGGTCGTCGTATTGTAAGAGGCCATCCCGCTACCTTTATCTGGGTGATCACAGAGTTTTTAACCGCTATCCTATGCGGTTACTTGATGTACGAAGCCTACCCCCACTTTGCACACAATCTCCCTGACTGGCTCAACCTCCCTGTAGCGATTGCCCTGGCAGCCCACACAGGGGGTCGTGTCTTTCAGGAAGTGGAGAACGAAGTGTTGCGTAAGTATTTCGCCATCTGTGACCGCAAGGGGTCCAACAATGGATGAGCTTGCTATGAGTGCGTCTGAGAGACACGCGGTTGCCCGGGCCCAGCAAGACTGGTGCGATGGGCAAGCCCCGGATGAAAACCCCTTCCCAGCTCACTCTCCCGAGGCACACGCCTGGGATGCTGAGATGGACACCCTTCTGATTGAAGAAACCAAACGGGAACTCGCTGCCCCGATGTAAGCAGCGAGCATCGGAGAGAGTCCCTGTGATTAGTGGTAGGAGGCGGGTCGATGCCTACTGCGTGGCCCAGACAGGGGCTCTCTCCGATGGGAAGTTCCCCATCATTCAATCCATCCGTTCTGTAAAGGGGACGGTGATTGTCTCTCAAGATCGACCGGTGATAGCCGCAGCAAAGCCTCGATGGACCCATCGAAAAAAGTCAGGAATGGAAAAATTTAGCCGGCCCTGGCCACCGGTCACTTTCTATAGCAACCCTCAGATAAGGAATCTGTATGTCCCATTTCAAAGCTGGGATTTCTGGCTTTGCTGTGCTTGTCGGTTTCATTGCATTTCTGGCTCTCGCCTCATTGGGCGGATATGCCTGGATGCACTTCATTGCCCTGATCAAGGGTACGGCCGAAGCAGAAATGCAGATCGAATCAAAGGAAAGCCGTATCGGCAATTATGAACACTTCTTTGATCTGTGTGCTGTGATCCAGGGTAATGAAGCCACCCTCGCGGCCCAGCAAGCTGCGCTTGCAACCGCATCGGGCGACGAAGCCCAACGGTACCGGGCCAATGTTGCAGCTATCAGCTCCCAACGCCAACGGAACATTGCCCGGTATAACGCCGATGCACGCAAGGCTTACACCCGAGCCCGGTTCCTTGGTGAATCACTGCCCAAACGAATCAACCCATCAAACGAGAGTACCCAATGCGAAAATTACTGATTACCTGCCTCACCATCGGTCTGGCTATGACCCTGACTGCTTGCAATTTGGAATCCGACGAGACCACCAGTGAACGTGGTGCCTGGGTACAGGAATCCATCATGCAGAAAGCACAGGTCAATGTGCCGGTTCCTCAGACTAACAACTTTCTGACCCGTAAGGCCGTGGCCAAGTGGTTGAAGCGTATGGATCAGCCGCAGAAGCTGTTCTACATCTATGTCCTGGCAGACACAGGTAACGTGATTGGTTACTACGTAGCCCAGACACGGCCGGTGTCAGAGTGTGCCCTGATGACCGCACCTAAGCGCCTTGAGCGTGGTGACCGTGGTTCCTACGGCGGTGATTTCCAGATGCCGGCACCGGCCCTGGATGGTGTGTATTACACCGGTGGTTGTGACAACGGTGAAGCGTTCTTCTTTGATGCAGAGACCGATGCCTTCATTGGCCTCAGTGGGCTCAATTACTTTGTGGCCGATCAACCATTAAGCCTGAATGCCGATCCAATCAAGATCCAGTGAGCAGTAGCCGGGGTGACCCGGCTTCTCAATCCATCGAAAAGAGCGCGGGCGTGCAAAACTGTATCCGGCCAGTGCAGCCTTTCTCCGAGGGCTCAACCGTAATCCCAATACGGGCACACAACGGCGGGAGGCTCGCTCTTTTTTCGATGGGTTGCGTCTTCCAATCAACAACCTATCCCTTCGCCCCAGCCTGGCTAACGCCGCTGGGGCTTTTTATTTGGAGCCATACCATGAAACGTGACAACGCTACAATAACGGTCGCCCTGTCAAAAGCACAGATCCATGAAATCCTCTTTGCTATCGAGGGTTCGACACACCACTCTCACGACCTGAAGACAGCCCGTAAACGTCTACGAGCCATGGTCAAAGAGAACAAGGCCAGCAACGATCCCGAGCAAAGCCCAGAGGTGAACCATGGATCTTGATGAACTCGAAGGCATCCGGTCTGAACTGTACGACCTTCAGGATCGCCTGGATAAAGTTATGCAGTCTGATGGGCGCCATGGCATTCGGTTGATGCACCACTACACCGGCATGGTCATTGAGTACGCTGATGACCTTCGGATTGATCTGATGGACGAGGAAGACGCTGCCGAAGATTTGTTCATGAAACAACAGGAAGCCGATGACCTTGGTGACGCCAAACTCGAAGAACAACGGAGTGAACGCTGATGTTTGCCAAACTGTATGACACGAAAGAACATGGACAGATCCTGGTCAAACTGGATCAGTCTGAAAGTGATGACCACTCCGGCCCTGAGATTCGCTACTACTTTGAACCAGAAAGCCTGGGTGTTTGTTCTATTGCTATCAACGCAGTGGATACCGACAAAGGATGGGAAACCGCCAAACGACTATTCACTGAAACCACAGAAGAGCGGGCTACGGCTACCGTGGCTTCGGCCAAAGAGAAATACTTCAAAGGCTTCATTGATGCGCTTAATGACGAGGAAGAGTGATGAACCAGTGTCAAATAGCACAGTATGAGGCCTGGTTGGCAAACTTCATGGATGCCGACGTTGAACACTTCCAGGCAACGCGATACACCGACGATGAAGGTCTGGTCGGTTATTCTGGTTTGTCAGAGTGGTACAGCGAAGACGCTGACTCTCTCGCAATGATGGGCATTCAAGCGTGGCACTACACCCAGCCACAGAGCGCCGAACCAGATAGCTATCCCGACTGCGACACTTGCGGCGGCCCAATGGATTATATGCCCTGGCACTACGCAACCGAAACAGAGCGGCACCTCCATGCTTGTGACGAGTGCTGGCCGAAGGTTAACCCAGCGTTGCCACAGAGCGCCAAAGAGATCGGCCCGGCCATGAGTGAAAAGCCAGCATGTAATTGCCCAGTGCGATCTGGCGTCCATGACTATGACTGCCCGGTGCGCTGGTTTGAGTTGAGCCAGCACATTAGCCAACAGATGCAGCAGGCCCGCGCTTATAGCTCTGAGCCGGTGGCGTGGTCATGGGAAAATCGCGGCATGCAGGTAACCGTTGACAGGCAGTTTGCAGATGAGCTGATTTCTGACGGCGAAACTGTCCGCCCACTGGTGTTTGGCGACACCCAGCCACAGAGCGCCGGGGTGCCGGAGGGGTGGGAAGTCTATAAAAACCGCG